GCCGGCGCGCGGGCTCCGCCTACATGAAACTGGTGGGCCGGGACGGGATCGACTTCGAGACCCGGTTCACTCCATCTGAAGGCCGTCTCGCAGGCACGGCTTCCCGCCTCGGCCAGGACCTGCACCAGCCGCCCTTCCATTGGTCCACGAATCCCAACTTCCGCGAGCGGATGTGGGAGAACTTCCAGTCCTACAGGTCTTCGCAGCGCGTCACCAATGCTTCTCCCTGGAGAGAGGCTGGCAAGGATGCTTCTGATCCGAAGTTCCGGCCGTTCCACAGCCGGGCTCATGTCGAAGGCAATCTGGGTGAGGAGGCCGCGCAGACAGCTCGAAACGTCTGGTCGCGCTTTCAGGTTGAATCTCTCGAAGCAGTAGAACGGCCCCAACGTCTCTTTGCCGAAGCCGGCTTCGGTCTCAAGGCAGGCACCTGGAACAAGACCTTCCATCTTCCCTTTGCCGGCGAAGGCGGCATCGTCAACCAGATGCTCACCAAGCGGGTGCTGCCGATCGCGCTGGCCGCGACCGCTGTCGGCTTCCTGGATTACAAGCTTGGGCATCCCAGCGACAAGGTCATCGATCTCGGCCTCAAGGCCAACGTCCTCCGGGCGGATCTGACAGACATGCTTCCCGGCGGCCATAAGGTCACCGGATTCTACGAGAATACAGTCCCGGGACCACAGTACGGCCCGCTGGCGCTTCCCGCGGCCGGTGCATTCACAGGCGGCCTGCTGCACTACTCGCGCGTTGTGCGCGGCCAGTTCGCCACCGAGGATCTCCGCAAAGCAGGCTCACGTCTTCTGCCGGATGTGAAGGCCCTGCGGACCTGGGCCGGCACCAGCGGTAAGAAGCTGGCATCCATCGAAGGCCTGGCTCAGATATGGAAAGGTCTGGGCACACCCGGCAGAGGAGCGGCAATTGGTCTGGTGGCAGCGTTGCCTTTCCTGCCTGGAATGCTTGGTTCTCGCAAGACTGGCAACGAGTTGCGCGATGTCTATTCCGGATTGGACGAGGTTCCAATCCGAAGTGGACGCTGGTGGGAACTCGGCTCAACCCCCTTTGAAGGCGCGCGCATCAAGGCATGGCGCCCTCACTGGAGTGTCCTGCACAAGAGCCGTGCCGAAGACATCTCGTTGTTCGGATCGGAAGAGGAGAAGTGGAAGCACAACCCCATCCTGCATCCACTCCGCTGGCTGAAGGACCCCTACTACCTCGAAAAACTGCACTACGAGGACCGCCCGTACCCCGTGGCGTCGCCGGCGTTTACCAATTTGCCGCTCATCGGCCCGTTGCTTGGCGCCACGATAGGCAAGCTGGTCAAGCCGACGATCAGAATGCACGAAGAGGATTGGGATGGCAAGGAGTACACCCTCTACTCGACACGCATCGAGCCCAAAGGTCCAGAGGCTCTTCCTCCGCCACCGCCGAAGGATGAATTCTCGATCGGCAACGCCCTCAAGAAGGAAGCGACGATCTTTGCCGAGTACACCGGCCTCTACGGCTTCATCGCCAAGAGCGGCTATCAGGGACTGTTCCCCAACACCAACAGTCTGGGCAAGGAGGTCGACTATCAAGGATCTCGTCAGATCGACAACTTCTCCCGTCGCTACTACGAGAAGGAGCTGGGCGCAGGCATCGGTCCGTCCCTCTCAGGCACAGAGCACTTCGGCTACACCGAGCCCTTCCGCCGCTTTGTCCAGCGTGAGAGCTTCTCTCCCCAGGCCAACGAAATCCCCAACACGGCCCCCAGCTGGCTCCCTGGAGACGACTATTACACCAACTTTCATGTCGGTGATCCCTTCATCAAGGTCGACCAGGGATTTGCCCGTCTGCCCGGCGCCGGCTATGTGGCGCTTCACCCAGATCTCAAAGACGTCGATCCGGAAGACTACCCCGACATCCACAAGATGGCCATCCTGGCCGACGTGGCTCCATACTCACGGGAGTACCACAACGTCAGGCAGCGCGTAGCCCAGCAAGCCAAGGGCGATACCGAGCTGGAGATCGAATACGAGAAGATCATGAACCGGGTCAAGCAGACCCGGGAATCGATCATCCGGATGAACGACAGGCACTTCACCGCCCCTGTCGATGAGATCTCCGGCACCGTGGATGATGTTTCTCCCGGTGGAGTCACCCTCAAGGAGTTTCCTGGCCGGCACTTCCATTTCTCTTCCGTGGGCATGAGCGCGGCAGACCTGTCGGCGAAGATCCTCGGCGAGAACAACGACATGACCCGCAGCGAGGTGGCCCTCGAAGTGGATCGCCGTCGCGGCGCCATGCAGCAATATCTGGCCGATCATTTGGCCGAAGGCACATCCATTCGAGCTGTTGTTCCCAAAGGAGCTACGGACAGCGCCGAGTCTATTCGAGCTGTCATCCTGGCCAATGGAGAGAATGTCAACCGGGAGCTGATCGATCAAGGTTTCGGCCAGTACCGCGAGGATCTCGGCGGGGCCGAAGCTCGTTCCATGCACGGCAAACTGGGGCGAGCCATCGGCGGCCTGGCTGAGGGTCTGGCCTTCCAGGGAGACTCCAGCGCATTGAATCCAATGCGGTATGTGCCCTCGCCGGCCCACACCAAGTTCTGGCAGGAACGCACCCCGCTGGCCCAGTACATCAACAACGAGGTTGCAGGCACCAGGATGCGGCGTTGGGAACGCCCGATCCACGACTTCCTCATGCCCTATGCCCGCGGTCTGGTCGAGCGCGTGACCGGCCAAACTGTGCTGCCTGGCGACGTTCAGAAACGCCGGGACCTCAACACTCTGGCCGACGTCATGACCTACCTGCGCGATCTGGATGGTCGTGCGTCAGGCTCCTATACTAATAAGGGACAGAGGACATCGATCGGCGCCAACCTGTTTGCCGCGCCGACCTTTGTTGCTTCCACCCTTCCCGCTCGTGAATCCCACTACTTCCGTGAGTTTCTTGCCGAGACTGATCCGAGCAAGAGATCCCAGATTCTGAAGGTTGCATCCCCAGAGATGCAACGCGCTTTGTCTGCCCAATGGGCAGTGCAGAAGTCCCGCATTGCCGAGGCGGAAGGAAAGGATCACGAGCAGATCGGCGAGGGCGGCCGGTTGTACGACGAAGCCGACGTTGAAGAGTTCGAGAAGGCCGACACCGGCCTCGACTACGGCAACTGGCTGCGTTCGAAAGAGATCGCAGACTTCTTCTCCCGGACTGGATTCGCTCTCCCTGAGCACGGCTCTGAAGCGTTTGATGAGGCTTTGGATTACCAGGATGTTGAGCTGAAGATAATCCAGCAGGAGGGGTATGACGCACACGACTTCAACATCTTTGACGACAGGGCCTCCCTCCTGTGGCGGAAGCCTTACATCGATGGAGCTGTTCGTGAATTGACCAGCGGCGATGATCGTTCTCCCGACCAGCTTCGGCGCGCGGTGGAACAAATCATGCTGGCAGCCAACGACAAGAAGGCGGACGTTAGAACCTCCGTTCATGCAGGACATGTGAATCACACGAATGTTCGCGTGAGCGCCAATATAGATCAGACAAAAGACTTGCTGAGAGATATTCGCCGGAATCCAGAGGATTACCAGTGATGCAAGTAAACCGTTCCTATGTGCTCGAATGAGGCTTTGGTAGATCCCTGCCAACAGGGAGACTCTTGACAGCCTCACCAGCCCCTGCCGGGCGGATCAAAACCTGGGCTTCCACGCAAGCACACTCATCCTCGTGCTCCTCGCCTTGATCGGAAGCATCCGCCCAACCCCCTTCCTGTGACCCTTATGGACCCTCGTGACATCTTCAAGAACCTGACCGGCGTTTACGGCTGGGCCGCAGAACGGCCTGGTCTGATGTTCGGCGCCGGCGCGGCCGCATTGGCTGCGCCCCTGTTCATGAAGAACGACGAACGCGGCTACTTCAAGACATCCACCATGACAACGCCGGCAATTGTCGCCGCGGCCATGGTGGCGCCCCGCCTTATCCCTACGGCAGTCAGCGAAGGCAAGCGGCTTATCGATGTCGTCAAGCAGGTTCCCACGGACTACGGGTTCCGCGATGGGGTTTACCAGGCCGCCACCGGAGCAGTGAACATCGCCGAGCTGCGCAGCGCCTATGAAGAAGGTCGCATCTCGATCAACGAATATCTCGCCGGACAGAGCCGCTTCTATGCCGGCCTGCCTATCGAAGAGATCACAAGCAACCAGATCGAGCGTGAATTCTCCGCTCTGACATCTCATTTCAATCGCCTGTACGAAGATCCGACCAAGCATCGCCTCCTGGAGAACGCGCTCTTTCACGCCCAACTGAAGCAGTCGGGCGCCGCCGACAAGCTGGGCTGGCAGGGCCTGACGGCCGTGGCGCCAACGATGACGGCGAACGAAATGAGCGACATCATCGACGCCAACTCCAAGGACATCGATTGGATCAGGGAGATGAACTTCCGCCTCCGTGAGGCGTCCGAAGCCAAGGTTGCCGGCGAAGGAGCAGTGGTTCCCCAGCTCAAGGATCTGGCTTCCACGAACGCCGAGTTCATGACATCCGAAAGCTACGCGGGCCGTGGGCGCGCTTTGCTTGAAGAGCAACATGCTGCCCTGGCACAAGAGATCGACGACCTGCTGAAGGACTCAGCCGCCGTCAAGCAGTACGGCTATCGCGCAGAAAACATCGAAGTCATCACTCTGCCTGCCGGCCGGAACCGACCGATCAACGAGATCGTTGGACTGCGTATCGACGGCGACCTGACCATCCCTATCATCGATGGCAACGGTGGCATCAGACTGGGAAGCTCCTTCGAGAACTCCGGCGTCTCCCGCTTCTTCATGCAGCACGGCGGCGATGTCAGCGCCGATGTCTACGGCGTGCGCGGCCTCCGCTATGGGAAAGACTTCGTGCGCGACGAGCTGAGCCGGGCCCAGTTCGTTGTCGGCCGTGATCCTCTCAACGGCAACCCTTTCCAGGCCGAAGAGGCCGGTGTCGCCCAGGCAACACGCCGCCAGCAGCAGTTCTACAGCAACCAAGGCGTCTTTGCCGACATGCCTGGGTCTTTCCCCGTGGACGGCGAGGATCGCGGCATCTGGAGCCGGATGCGACCGGAGCGCAAGGTCGCCGAGATCACACACCAGGTGGATTCGGGCGGCAAGATCCGGACCACGGGCGGCACCAAGATCGACACACTGGAACGCGAAGAGACTCGACTCATCGAGCCCATGGGTGTTCACAACCGTGAGAAGGAAAGCCTGCGCATCAAGTCGATGAACAAGTCGATTTGGGCGGACATGGCCGAGGGCCATGCCGGCTTCTCCGCAACGGACTATACCGACCTGCCGGAGTTTGGCGTTCGTTCCCTCCAGATCACACCCAGCCAGCGAGCGCTGTTCGGTGACTTGCCGGAATGGAGTCAGGTGGCCGAGGCAGGCTTCGATTCCAGGTTGGCTCTCGAGGATTCGGCTCGCGCTCTTTCACTCGACATGGCCCTCAGCAAGATTGGCGCGAAGCAGCGGGCAGTTGGTTACATCGCAAAGGACGCGGGCGTAAACGAGATGATCGCCGCGGACATGTGGGACAGGCTACTGCCTTTCCTGTCCAACAGGAAGAACTACGAAGCCATGCGCAACGTCGGCTACATCGGCGAGGGCGCGCGCATCATGAAGAAGAACGTCGGCGCCGAGGCCGTGCGCCATGTGAACTACCTCGTCCACGAGAACATGCTGTCCGAGGACCTCCTCAAAGGAGGGACGTTCGGGCGCGACCAGGTTCTCGGAATGAAGTACGGCACCTCCATGTTTGCTCAGGGCGACAGCAACCGCATCATCAACCACTCGGTCAACGAAGCAGACGGGACCATCCTTCTCCAGGTTGAAGAGCGCTTGGGCGTCCAGGGAATGAAGACTCACAACCTGGGTAAGCAGACTGTTAGCCGTGCGCTCGAAGACGTCGAGATGGATCGGATAATCCGCGGCTTCAATAACTACTTCAGGGTCTCGGGCCAGGGTGGCGCCGTGGCCGATGAAGTTGACAGTGTGGTCCTGGAACAGTTCAACAGCGCCAAGGCAAACAATCCCCTGCAGATCCTCAACGACTCTCTGGGAGATACCTTCCGCCGGCTCGACGGCATCTATGGCGCAGGCAACACACCTGCCTTCCTGACCGAAGCGAAGTTCTCCGGCCGCAGTCACCTGGACCGCCTGGCCGAGCTGGGCTACTCCTACGAGAATGGCCGTCTGATCACGCACACCGGCAACCTGCGCGACCTTCAAGGGTCAGCCGCCGATTACACCCAGGCTGCCGATTACATCCGTGACCTGATGGATGAGGTCGGGGCGCGCATCAAGAACAAACAGATCGCCGGCGATCGGTTCATGGAAAGCTACATCGACTGGTCGTTTAAGCATGAGGATGGCACCTACCTCGAATACCTGATGCAGCGGGCGCTGCCCGAGTCCATGAGCGTGTCGGATCACATGGCACTCAACCACGCTTCCCGTGTCGGTATCACCCGCGATGCTCTCCAGCAGATGTCCCTGGCCGGCGAGCATGAGACGGCACGCGAGATCCTGAGCCGGCTCGAAACGGATGGCTCTACTGGGATGACCTGGGATTTCATGCAGCATACCGATCCCAGCGTGCGCGACTTCTCGAAGCCGTTTGGGGAAGCCAGCATCTCGATCGATGAAGCAGTGGGCGACAACCTGATCGACAGGCTGGGCACTGCAGAAGGCCGCATCATGAAAGCGACCGGACCTGACAGCAAGGTCGGCATCAAACCGACGATCTTCGACCCGGCTCACGAGCTGGCGCAGAGGAACTACTCGATCAAAGCGAGTGTCGCCGGCAAGGACTACTTCATTCCGGTCCTTGGCCGTGAGGCATACGGCGGCAAGGCCAATGCCCACGACCTGATGGGTTACTCGGCGAACAAGTGGGAGAACGAGCTGCGCAACGTGTTGCAGACCGCCAACGACGTGAACGAGGGCTTCGGCGCCAAGGTTCCCTTCGAGGACGTGCTCGCCAACTATGTTCAGAAGGTCCGGGAATCCTACGGCGTCGGCAAGGAAGGCGTTTGGAGAGCCCCAACGATTGATCCCTTGGGATTCGAGGGGAGGGCGACTGCGCGTGCATCAACGCTGCGCTATGCCGATGGGTCCGTCAACCCCTTCGAGATCGGGGTTGGCAAAGAATACCTGGACCTGATGTCCAAGGAACACGCCGAGATCCTGCGAGGCGGCGGCCGCGTGCAGGCTGTTTCAGTTCGTCATCCGATCAACGCTGTGGTTATGGCCGAGGTGCGCTACGATCCGAATCTCAACGGATCGTGGCAGGTCGGCGCCGATCCGGTGATGCAGCGCATGATGCGCATGGACGCTGATGGTGACCGCCTGTCATTCCACATGGCCAACACCCAGGCCGTGAAATGGGCCGAGGATGTCGCCGATCCTGCTGTTCTCCAAGGCGAGCGCGCGGCGGAGTATGCCCGCTGGCAAAGGTTCTCAGAACAGATCAACAATCCGGAAAGTCTGCAAGGCAGGCTCGGAGCTTTCCGCCGCGTCTTTGAAGGCGACGAATTGAACCCTCGTGAATACGTGAAGGGTTCGATGACGGATGTCTTCTCCAATGTCAGGAAGTTCGCGGGAAGAGATCTCCGCAAAGCGATCCAGGCCCGTACTGCGGCGGCCGATGTGGGCATGCTGTCGAACACCTTCGATCTGCTCGAAACCTCCATGGCCCACAACGATCTCTTCCGCGATCCATTCGAGAAGCTGATCACCCATGAGTTCTCCTACGACATCGTGCGCGAGGCATCGATCGCCGCGGCAAAGCTGAAGGGCGGCGGCGCGTACCAGGATCTGACCACACTGATGGCATGGAACAACTCTCTTCGCTCGGCGCTTAACGATCGCAGCGAAAAGGGCATGAACCGGTTCATCACAGCCATGACGGAAGGCGCACAGAACTTCGGCAAAGAGATCGCGGTCAACAATGCCCAGAAGGCATTCTTCAAGATTGCTGACGAGACCGCAGAGATCAATCCGTACCTTGAGTTCGCGCAGCAACGGCGCGACCTGCTGGAGAAACTGTGGCGAGGCCATGACTCCAAGGTCAGTGAGATCCAGCAGATCATGACCGTGACTGGCGAGAATGCTGCGAAGTATGCCAGGCGCGACATCGTCACCCTGTTCAACAATCAGGTGCCTGCAGTACAGGCATTTGCCCACCGGGGCGCCAGTGACTACTCGGCTGCCACTTTGGGTGCGGAGAACGCCCGTACGGCCGCCGGAAAGTTCGCTCAGAAGACAGGCCAAGCCGCCGAGGGCGTCTTCAACCAGGCAGCTCGCTCTGTCGAAGAGGTTGTGCAGGCGGCGCGCGGGACCGGCGCAATGAAGGCGCTCGGCGTTGGAGCGGTCGTCGCGGTTGGAGCTGGCATCCTGTTCGGCTCCTTGCGCAGCCCCCGAAAGGGACAGGCATTGGCTCCCTCCGGGAACCGTTTCCGCCCGGAAGAGAAGATCGGCGTGGATGGCCATGTTCCAGGAGAACCTGAGACCGGGGTTATGGCGCCTGCCAACCCTCCTCGTAGAATCAGGCCCGCCCAGGGCGGTGTACGAACCGCAGTCGTCGCGCCGATCGGTCGCACGACGGAGCTTGAAGTCCACATGCGGGCGGATGATCGCGGAAGGGCTGCAGAAGCCTCGAAGATAGCGACCCGTCTGGCGGCTCCAGCAGGCAACTCCCACGTCTCGATCACCTACCGCGACACTACGCGCCTTGACAGCTTGCGGACCAAAGAACGGATCCGCGAGGCAATGGACGAGAGATAACCATGAGCGTCATCACCACCGAAAAGGATTACAGCACGAACAACCCACTCGACGCGGGCTACTTCCGCGTCGGGTTTGTCACCCTGCAGATTCCACCACAGGACATTGTGACCTCGCGTGTTGTGAACAACGAGAAGATCACGCCTCTCCGCGGCATGAACGAGATGTTCCAGAAGACGGGGCAAGCTCGCTGGGATGTGACCGTGAGCTGGACGGCCCTGTTGAATGACGCCGATCAGGTCACCAGGTATCAGCAGTGGGAAGACCTTCGCAATATGGTCGCCATCTTCAAGGCTGCTCCTTTCGTGGAGGTGGAGTCTCCGCACCTGCGCCAGATGCTGGCTGCTCATGATCCGGAGTTCTCCACCAGACGCCTCTCGATGGGCCTCCGCCAGCTTCGCGTCGACAACCATCCCGATGTCATCGACGCACTCAAGGTCACCCTGACGATGACCTACTTCAACTGCCTGCCCTATACCCAGGACTTCGGATACCAGGGTGATTCCGGACAGAGTGTGAGTGCTTACCAGTCACAGAAGTTCAAGAAGTACATTTCCCAGTGGCGCCAGATCAACATGGAGCGGGCCTTCCGCTACCCAGGAGACCCGATCTGCCCCTTGTGGCTGGCCCAGAATCCTGGCGAGCTGGCTCTCAAGTGGAGGACCTACCTTCCAATCCAATCTGGGCAAGTGCCGGACTACGCCGGTCAGCTCAACGCACCGGCGACCATCGGCGGAACGGTTGTGCCATCCACGGTGACGCCGAAGGCTCCGAAGGGGAAGGTTGCGCTTCCGCCTGCAATCGCTCAGCTCATTCAGCAGATCGCACCGCAGTTTGGTCTTGACCCTGCAATAATGCAAGGAATCTGCTGGTACGAAAGCAAAGGCAATCCCAACGCCAAGAGTCCGAACTCGACTGCCACAGGTCTCTTTCAACTGCTCAATGGAACTGCAAAGGCCATGGGAGTCACAAACTCCTATGACCCGACCCAGAATACAACCGGGGCCTGCAAACTCATGTCCCAGCTGTATCGTCAGTTCGGATCGTACGAGCTTGCCATAGCTGCTTACAATGCAGGATCTGCTTACGTCAAGTGCTATCTGAACGGAACCAGTCAGACCTTGAAAAGTGGTGTAGTTATCAATCCAGGCAAGCAGATGACAGGCGGGATTCCTCCAGCGGGTGTTCCTGCAGGCGAGAACGTGCCGAAGTACATCTCGACGGTCATGAGTATCGCGCAGTCCTCGTTTGGCTATAACGGCACTGCCCCATCGACGACTCCAGCAACGACGACGACAACTACCTCTGCTCCGGCAACAAATGCGACGACACCGGCTAGCTCAGGGTCAAACCCGACAACTTCGACCAGTTCGAGCACCGAAGCTGCCTTTGAAGCACAGGTGAACAACCTTGTGGCTCAAGGCTGGAGTGTTGATCACCGGGCCGATCCCGGTGGCGTCGGCGTTCTCTTCCTGTACAAGGAGAACGAACTCCGGGTTGCTCCTCAAGACTCCAATTCAGGCGGTGTGCAGCCGGGCCTCTGGCCGGAAGGCATTTCGGTTCTCTTCGTCAACAACCTCGCGCAGATCCCGCTGGCTGGCTTCCAGTATCCGACCTACCAGCATGTCGGGCCCTGCAGCTCTCTTGTGCAGGTGTCATTCGGTTCCCAGGGGACGCGCGACAATCCGAACACGGACGAGCCGATCCACAACGGTCTGATGACCCTGACCTCGATGGCTCACATGCTGGAACAGCAGTACCAGCGCCTGCGCACGCAATTCCGTTCGATCGCATCGGTTCACAGGATGCACGCGGTCTACGTCGAAAACCAGGTTCTCAATATGCTCGGGATCTTCGGGCTGATGCTGGACCAGGTGACCACCGAGACTGTGCCTGATTCCTCGGACATGGCGATGGCCCAGCTCACGGCCTGCCAGTACGAGAACAAGTTCGAAGAACTCACCTCCTACAAAGTCAATGCGATTGATGGCGTCTACATGACTGCCCTGCAACAGACCGTGTTGCAAGGGGACACCCTTGCTCAGGCAGCAACGGCGGCGTCGCCTGACGAGAGGGCACTGATGGGTGCGGCCTTCACCTATCGCCAGCACATGGCCAGCTCCGACGAGAACGACATGAGCGCCCGGCTTCTCAATGCAGCCGAAAACCCCTCTGACTCGTCGCCCTTCGGATTCATGAACGGAGCCCAGTCCTTCTTTGTCAGCGAAACAGATGCGGATGCGTTGACGAACGAGTTTATGGAAAAGTCTTCCAGTTACCCGGTCGCCGCGGCGCGCGTGAAGCAGCTTCAGCAGTCGGGCAATACAACGCAGTGGACGATGGCCGATTACCTGATGTTCAAGTCCTGCGCTTATGACGCGGCGGGAACTGGCGCCATCACATCACTCGTGTCGAGCATCGATCAGGGTCTGGCGGCCGACACCGATCTGAGCCGGCAGAAGATGGTCAGCGATGTGTACTCGCGGCTCTTCCCCTACTTCGCGGAGAACGATCCAAGCCTGCGCAACGCCCTGAACCAGATCATGCAGAGCCCAACGCTTGGCGCGAGCATCAAGAACTCCGTCTCTGCAAGCGACCCCGCCCTCTCGAATGCCGATCACGGGGCATACCGCGACATGGGCCTGAACAGCCAGGTTCTCGACGGCGAAGACTTCAACCCCGGGATGTACTTCACCAGCGACAAGACGACCTACCTGGCCAAGACGAGGACAGCCCTCGGGAACATCACAGCGCAGATTGCCTCAGGTTCAAGCCAACTGAACAGCGACAGCAACGGATACCAGGTTCCTGCGGGAACGATTCCTCTGTCCACGACGACCTCGATTCCCGGCAACATGGACTCGATCATGAAGATGATCAATGTTCCGGGTTACAGCATGACCGAGGCATTCCCGACCTTCAAGCTGTTCTTCATGGAGGACGCCAACAGCGGCATCTATTACGCATTCGACAACTTCTACAGCTACAGTGCGGTGATCGACATCGAAGTGCAGCGGCCAACCAACAGGCCGGCGACCCTCCGCATGAAGCTGATGAATCTCACTCACCTGTTGAGCCACAAGCTCTATGATGCTTCGCTGGCCGGCAAGTGGGAGGCATCGCTCGACAGATTCGCCATCAACACAGGTGGCACGGCCGCGGCCACAGGCTCGGATGTTCCCACCAAAGGATTCGTCGGCCGGAACGGCATCGGTGGCGCGCCCTATCAGATCATGGGCAAGGACAACACCGAAGGCTACGCCGGCGGCGACATGTCCAACCGCAGGATTCCGCTCCAATACTTTCCTCTTCAGACGGGCAGTAAGATCCAGCTTCGCGTGGGGTTCTCCAACAATCCGGACAAGCTGACACCTGTCTTCTGTGGCGAGGTCACCGAGATCGAGGGCAACGAGATCCTGACCGTCACTGCCCAGAGCTACCTGCTTGAGCTTGCGTCCTTGAGCGGTGACAAGATGAACTCGAACTCCTGGTTCCAGCTCGGATCGCTGCTTCAGAACACGGTCAACATCCTGATTCCGGGATCGGGTGGCGGCATGTCCAAAGGGCCTGCCTACGGAGGCGTCACCATCTTCGGCGATGCCGGCGATGTGGGCACGGTGATCTGGATGATGCTCAAGAACTCCGGAGCCAAGCACTTCGGTCACTGGCAGGTAAACAGTCCTGCCAATTCCTTGCTCAAGGGCTTTTCATGGAAGGAACTGGCCGCCGCGCCGGCCGCCGGCGCCGCCAGTGTTGCCGGTATGGACAACGTGGCCACCGCGCTTCAGAACGTCTACGACCGGTGCGACGAGAACATCATGGTCGATACGGCCGTTCAGTATGACGGGACGTCGGTCAGCACGGACCCCAAGACGCACTCTCAATCCCGGAGCTGGATGGATCAGAGGAAGTATCCCTGGGCGCCGGCATCCTACTATGTCGATTCCAAGACCACGTTGACGGTGTGGGAACTCATTCAGGACATCGCCAGGCGGTATCCGGAATACCTGCTGCTCGAGAAGTGGTACGGTTTCCCTTACAGCTGTGACGCGACCCTGGTCTTTGGCCATCCCTTCGACTGGTACACGGCGCGGCCTCAGATGCTCGGCGACACGGAACGTGTGCGCGCGCTGAACCAGAACAACCAGGCATACACCCAGTGGTGGAATGCAAGCGGGAAACAGATGTTCCTCGATGTCATGGGGGACGGCACCATGCCCGTCACCGTGGCTCTCTACAAGAACCAGCTGCTCCAACAAGCAGGCGCGAGTCCGTCTGGGCTTGCCGCGGCACTTCAGTCGCTGTTGACGATCGCGGTGGATGGTGTCGATACGGGTTCACAGACTGCCAACGATTGGCTGGCTCTTCCTGGCAAGCTCATCTACACCATCATTCCCGGAGAAAGAGAGGCTCTTCGGAATCTCCAGAAGAAGATCAACGCGGTGCAGAGCGCGTACTACGCTTCCATCCTGGCGGGGGATCAGAAGTCGACCGACTTCCTGAAGCCGGTGCGTCGCTACCACTTCATCGACCATCAGTCCATCGTGCATAACGGGATGAGGGTCAACGACAAGATCTACAACTGCATCCGCATCGGCGATCCGGAGAAGAACGGCAAGACCTATCCCATCCTGGCCAACGCCAACATTCCTCCCAACCATGTGCGCGCGCTCGATGTCACCGACCAGATCAACGACCCCAAGCAGAATGTGATCGACCAATCCCTTTCCGGCAACACCGGGCTGATCATGGCCTACGGCCAGAGCTTCCTCCGGGAGGAACTGGGCAAGATGTACAGGGGCGAGATCGTGCTGCGCTGCATCCCTGAGATCGAACCGCAGGACGTTCTTCTCATTACCGATCCGTCCACGGGAATGGTCGGGCCGGTCGAGGTCGAGACCGTCACCCATGTGATGAACCTGGAATCGGGATTCATCACCATCATCAAGCCGCGCGCGGTCATCACGATCAACGAAGCTGCATCGGCCAACTTCTTCCGAATGCTGATGATGGCTATGGGAACCGTGATCCCAGAGATCCACCGTCTGAGCAATCTCTCCGTCTACTCATGGATGGAAGGAGCAGCCGTCGCCACAACCACGGCGGTCGGCGCCGGTGCGGTGGTGGCCGGATTGAGCTACGCAGGCGGCGCAGTGGCCACAGCAGCGGAAGGCACCGGCTTGGTGGCTCTCGCTGCAGGTGCAACTACTGAGTGGGCGGCTGCCGGCGCGGCCTTCCTTTGTGGCCCTCCGGGTTGGATCATCCTGGGCCTCTGCGCGATCGCGGCGGTCGGCGCCGCCGTCTGGTGGTTCACCGACAGCACAGCCAAGCTGAACCCCGTCGTGATCTGCCCTTGCACCAAGTTCGGGCGGCCGTGGGTCGGCGGCATCGAAGGCTGGTCCATCAACGACCTGGTGGGCGTGGTGAACAACAAGGCGATGCAGTTTGTGGCCGACGAGATCTTCCCGCTGATCGATGCCTGGAAGGCGTTCCACGGCTACCCGGCCCAGATTCCGCCCACTCCCCAGCCCTCCTGGGGCCTGTCGGCTCCATAAACGCTCATTTCAGGAAGAATTCCGAAACCTTGAATAGACGTGCGCGAGCAGTACCTTCTGAGCAGGTTTCTAAATCCGCTGAGCGTGAGGGGAGTAGTGGACTACAATTTAATAAATTGTCAGCGTTCTGGCGACGGTATTCTGCCCGCAATCGGTTGGGCGGATTGGAGTTGAAGAAGCTATGTCTGTGCCCGACTGGCTGAAAACCAATGCTTACCGCGTCCTGCGCATCCCAGCAGGCGCTAGCTTGACTGATGTTCACAAAGCCGCGACGAGCATGAGGCGCTCCGTGCGGCTTGGTGCAGCCAGTGCCACGGAGGCGGACATACCGGTGCTTGGTGAGATTCCCCGCACTGAAGCGGATATCCGGGTGGCTACCGGCCGGCTGGAAAATCCAACACAGCGCATATTTGACCGGCTTTTCTGGTTGCACTCCATCGACTCCGCCGTGTCTGTGCGCCCCGGTGGCCTCGACACAGCTCTGTGGAACCACGACCAGGCACTTCGAGCAATCTTCGCAGCGTTCGAGACGGGTTTCGACGAGGCTGGGATCTGGGCTTGGGCCCGAGCCCTCCGGGCATGGCATCAGGTTGTCTCTGACGAAGGCTATTGGACTCGCTCGCTTGAGTTTGAGAATGATGGTGGCTTCGAGCCGGCTGCATTCCCTTCAGAGATTGATGAACTGCGTTACAAAGCGGTTGAGTTGGCTGCGGAACCCCTGGTTATGGCAGGTCGTGATGCGCTTGTTCGCAATGATGCAGCCGTCGTCCGCCTTGTCCTTTTTACCTTGGATCAACTGGCCGACACTGGTCTTTGGGTGTCAGCGGCGCAACAAGATATTGCCTCTCCCGCAATAGAGAGCTTTCGGAAATTGTGCCGTACTGTCCGCGATGATTTCAGTTCAAGAGTCGTCCGCGAGCAAGACATGGCCAAGCAAAACAAAAGCGTCTGCGCGGCAGAAATAGCGCGTTACAGAAAAGATGTCGAGCCCGAACTGAACAGAATAATTCAGCTATTGCCGCCGGGATACGAAGGTGCCCTGGAAGCTCGTGAAGAAGCCGCGCTCCTTTTGAGCGCGATTGCAACCGACTACACTTGGGCCGATGACTTCATTACATCAGAAACGCTGCGTGAAGAAGCCCTCAAGTTGGCTGAGAACACATTGGGTGCAATAAGAATTGAAGACGGTCTTGAGCACATTCGTGCGTCAGCTCGCCAGCAGCGAGTTTTCGGTTCACCCATTTCTTCCGCTCCAGCGCTTGGTACGTTTAACACTATTGGTTGCACACTATATGGCAGCTCAGATTATGACCCAGAAACAAAATCGTATGCTACGACGCACTACTTTGTAGCCCTAATGTTACCCCTGCTTCCCCTCGGGCGTTACCGTGTAATCAATGTCGGAGGCAATACTTATCGCTTTCTTGGGAAACTCCCGCTCCGCAAAGCAGATCGCTGGCATCTTGGGATAGTTCTTTCGGGTGTAGCAGCGATGATCCTCTTCGGCATGGTTAGTTCGAATCAAAACCAGTCTTATACACCTCCGGCAACCACGTCATCGTCCTATGCTTCTCCGTCAGGCCAAAACGCAGACTCCAGCACTTCAGACACTAATTCTGGCAATGCGCCTTCCTCCAGTCAATCAACTTCAGACACACCAACGACCTTCAAGATTCCAGTGAGGAACTCCTCTTCCGGTGAAGGTGGTTCAGAGGTCAGCTCGAATGATGCTCAATTATCAGCTCTCAGGAGCCGTATTGAGGCCGGCCGTACCCGCATAACCGCTCTGGAGACCCAATTGCAGCCAGCAATAGATGAACTCACGAGGTTGGATGGCCGCATGAAACCGTTAGCAGCTGAGATTAAGTCCCTTGATGAGCAGCATTCAGAAGGGGTTGCGATAGATATAGACGATCGGAATACCAAGGTTGACGAATATAACAGACTGCTTGCAAGAAAGCGTGCGCTGATTTCTGCCAACAAAAGCGATATGCAGACCTATGATGATTTGGAAAATCAGGACGCCAGTCTTTTGGAACAGTACAAGTCGCTCGGGGGAAGGGTTCGATGAGTCAAACAGTTGTGCCTACGGAACTGTTGATACCTATGGAGAGGGTGCGCGCCTTGTCTCTAGAGTGCTGGAGATTAGAGCGGCTGGCGAACTCTTTGAAGCATTCGAACGATGGAATGGTGCTGGCTCGTGCTGTTCGAGAGATTACCGAAATGCTTGCTGAGGCAGGTGTCGGCGTAGTCGACCTTGTTGGTAGAAACTATGATCCAGGCATCGTCCCTGAGGTTCTTGAAGTCCACATCGATCCGGGCCTACCCGAAGGAAGTGCAGTAATTGACGAAACCGTTTCACCGACGGTTACGTGGCATGGCCAGGTTATAAGTCCAGGCCAGATCATTGTGAGGCAAGCCCCGGCCAAGCCGCGGGATTCCGTGGAGGGGATTGCATGACTAAGACGATTGATTACGGAATTGACCTGGGAACAACGAACTCATGCATCGCTCGCTGGGAGAACGGGGCGGTACGGGTCTTCCAGAACAACGACCAGATGAACGTAACACCTTCCGCGGTACACATTCTCCGGACTGGTCGGATAATTGTTGGGCGGCGGGCATACTCAGCGCTACTGACGGACCCTGAGAATGTTGCCACAGAGTTTAAGCGCTGGATGGGGCAAAAGGACCGCAAGCTATTCTCTGCCGCTCAGCGAGAACTCTCGGCCGAGGAGCTATCCGCAGAAGTCCTAAAATCACTAAGAGAGGATGTACGCAGACAAGCAGGCGCGGACGTTACAACTGCGGTTATCACAGTTCCAGCCGCATTTGGAGCGCTTCAATGCGAAGCGACGGCAAGAGCGGCTGAACTGGCAGGTTTGCAGGAGGCGCCACTACTTCAGGAGCCTATCGCCGCAGCAATCGGTTACGGAGCGCGGCCCGGTAGTGCCAACCAGCGATGGCTGGTATTTGACCTCGGCGGGGGAACCCTCGACATTGCCGTCGTTTCGACCAGAGACGGGCGGCTGAATATTCTCGAACACCGTGGGAATAACCTGCTTGGCGGGAAAGACATCGACCGCTTGATCGTCGACAGTATTCTGTTCCCTGCCATCAGTGCAGAATACGACCTCCGTGCTACCGGCCCGAAGGCGGCGCGTATCGCTCTGCTTCCCAGGCTGCGGATCAAAGCTGAAGAAGCCAAGATCGATCTTTCTACCGACACAGATGTAATGATCTCACTATTTGACGTTGGGAAGGACGACGCCGGAACGCCCATAGAGATGGAAGTTCCACTGACGCGGCCACAGCTTGAAAGGCTCATGGAGCCATTGTTGGAGAAATGCTGTGCTCTCGCCAACGAAGCTCTCGCCGGCGCGCGATTGGCTGGAGCCGATTTGGATCGCATCCTTCTCGTCGGTGGCCCTACCCAATCTCCTATCTTGCGTGCGACTTTGAATGCTCGTCTGGGTGCTCCAGTGGATTTCTCCGCTGATCCGATGACGGTTGTTGGGCGGGGAGCCGCAGTTTACGCCTCTACGCTTGACGCCACCAGCATCTCCGCCCCCGCTGCGTCACTCACGAATGGCAACTGTGTACATCTGAAGCTGGCCTATGATGCCGTCAGTTCTGAGCCGAGTGCAACGGTCGCAGGGCGTGTCTTAGAAGTCAGTCAAGGAATCGAGATCAAATTTGACGCAGAGGGAGGCCTCTGGACCAGCGGGTGGATGAAGCCTAAAGGGGAGTTCTTTGAAATTGCTGTTCCCTTGAAGGAAGGCGACATCACGACATTCTGGGTCTATGCACGAGATGAGCGTGGACAGTTACTCGACACAGATACGCCAGAATTCAAAGTCAGGCATGGCCTGATTCCTTCGGCCCCGCCGCTTCCCCACACACTGTCCTTCGAGGTTTTGAATCCAGGGGGGCAGCCGGCACTCGATCCCGTGTTCTCGAAAGGCGCTCCTTTGCCCCTCGAGAAGACTCTCAAGTACCGTGCTGGACATGCCCTTATACCTGGCAAGCCGGATTCAGACCTTGCCATCAAACTCTGGGAGGGCGAATTCATCGGCGACCCAGACGCGAACGAATGGGTGGGAAATGTAATCCTGGCGCATGATGGAGTCCGCCGCTCCGTTCCAGAAGGAGCTGAGATTGAGGTTACAATCCAGGTCAATCTATCGAGGCTGATTACAGTCGAGGCTTTTGTTCCTCATCTGAACCAGCATTTCAGCGGAAAACTGTATGTAGCTCAGCGCGAGGAACAGGACTTTTCAAACCTCTCGAAGTCGGTGGCGTCAGAAACTGAATCCTACCGAGAGCGCCTTGAGGCGCTCGATCGCACATCGACCGATGAAGCCACTCAAACTGAACTTGACGAAATACGACGCGATCTTACGGAACTTGATTCCACAACGCCGGTTCCTGGCGGCACACAAGAGAAACAAGACCCCGACGATGCTAGGCGCGTTGTCGAAACTTCCAAGTCTCTCCGTGGACGCCTCGGACGGCTCGAGCGTCGTACTGCCACGGATCGAGGTCCAGTGGAGCAAACGCAATTCATAGAGCTAGTCGAACGCACGGAAGAGGTTGTTGGACAATTTGGGACGTCGCTTGAGAAGCAGCAACTTGCGATGCTCAAGCGCGAGTTGGAACGTGCAGCGTCAAAGGGAGACAGCAAGTCTATTCAAAGAGCAACTGAGGAAATCCAGGCATTACGCTGGCGTGTGCTATTCAAGCACGATTGGTTTTGGCGGGAGATCTTCGATTCTCTCAGTGAACCGAATACGCCTTACATAAATCAAGCCGAAGCACGGCTCCTCATTTCCAAGGGACAAGCAGCCATCTCCAGTGGCAATGGAGAAGGCCTGCGGGATGTTGTGCGCGGCTTATGGAAACTCCAACCCAAAGGCGTTTCTGAGGAGGCTCGGGAACGCGCTGTGCGTTCTGGCCTCAGGAAGTTCTGACGTCCATGATCAAGAAGAGGCCGACTTTTGCAACTGGTCACTCGTTGGCGGGACTGCCTGCGGTGTCTAAGGTGTTGCACACGGACGAGCGATGCGAACTTTACAGCCTGACCTCTGCTGCCGGGAGCGAAACTATACTTCTCCTTGTTCGTGGCCCCGATGCCACCCCGCCGGATGTTCGGCGCTTGGAAGAGTGGTGGGGTACACAGTCCCCGCAGCTTCTAGCCGTCAAGCAGGTGCTCAGAGCCGAGGAGTGTCCGTTGAATTCTATCGCTTCCGTTCTGGCATTGTCCGGCCGTCACCTGGAATTCGCTAGTTTGAGAGAGGCGCCACAAGAAAGTCTGATGCGGCTCTTACATGCCATGCTCGATGCTGTAGATCGAGGTTTACCCGTACAGATGTTTCCAGACTTCAGTCCTTCACTGACCTGGCTGACAATCGACGAAACGGCGGTTTGCAGTTTGTTGCCGCTTGAAGGACCTGTCCCTGACGAAAAGGAAATGGTCCGCATCGTAGCCAGAGCCTTCTATTTGTTCGCTACAGGCATTGCGTATGAGCAGGAGGCAAGTGAGGTTCCAGCCCTTCAACGCTGGGCCAAGTTCGGCGGCGAGTCCCTTTCGCGAATTGTTGATAGATGCCTTTCCACAAACAATTCCAAGTCCTGCATTACGACGTTGTCTGGACTCAATGATGCGGTCGGAAGAGCGCGAGAAGAAGGTTTCAAATCACATCCCCCTGCTTCCGACCTGCATTCCGTGCCAGCTTTATCTGCCGCAGGACAAGGCCTCGATAAGGTCGCAGGTATGCACGCTCTCAAGGATCTTTTGCGCCGTGAGGTGATTGACCCGGTCAGGAATCCGGGGCCCTATCGTCAATATGGACTTTCTATTCCGAACGGCATTCTTCTTTACGGCCCTCCAGGCTGCGGCAAAACATACATTGCGCGACAACTCGCCGAGGAATTGGGTCATTACTTCGTCGAGATTATTCCTTCCGAGCTGGCCAGCCCTTACATTCACCAAACTGTTATGCGTATCCGTGAACTGTTTGACTCCGCAGCCGAACAAGCTCCCGCCGTAGTATTCATCGATGAATTTGAAGCACTTGTACCATCACGAGAAGGCTTGGGGGGCCACCAACAGTACAAATCTGAGGAAGTAAACGAGTTTCTCGCTCACTTAAACAGTTGTTCAGAAAAGGGAATCTTCGTCATTGCAGCCACGAACCAGCCTCAGAAGATCGACCCGGCGGTAAGACGAACGGGGCGTCTTGATAAGCTCATCTATGTTGGGCCTCCCGACTTGGAAGCGCGCAGGGAGATGCTCTCATTCCATCTGGAAGGTAGACCGCTGGCGCCTGATACCGACATAGAATTATTGGCAAAAACTCTGAATGGCTATTCAGCCAGCGATCTGCGTTTTCTTGTGGATGAGGCTGCCCGCGACGCACTTAGAACGCGCCAGCCTATCTCTAGTGAGTCTTTTCAATCCGCAATGGCCCGAATTCAGCCCTCCGTGACATCCGAAATTGAGGCTCAATATCAGTCCATCGACCAAAGAGGCTTCTGAACTCGAGTGGCGTGAGCAGAACAGATCCTCGGTAAGGGTACTGAAGCCACCAAGCACGCGCGTGCAACCACGCCATTCATCGCAACTTGGGCTCATCAGGGAATATCCTTTTCGTGGGGTTCAACGCTCGTAAATCCCTGTCCCAGGCGCATGTCGGCTCATCCGACTGTCGAGCCTTTGGTAGAAGGACATGGGTTCCTATACTAGAGAGAAATGAAGCCCGATACCAGCACTCCCAATCCGGTTCATCTGGCGATCGTGAGTCCGTGCTCGTCCTGTCAGAACCAACTGACTGTTAGTCAGAACGGGATGCCGGCCTGCCCGCGGCGCGTCGCTCAACAGAACATCCAGTACATGCAGAGCGCCGGTATCGACACGACCGGCGTCCAGCATCTGGCGCTGTACGGCACGGAAGGCGCCGCGCAGGCGGGCAACGGTTCCTATCTTAACCCCGTCTATTCAGACAACTTGCACGCCATACTCATCTGGATTGCCCTTCTCGAGGACAACGGCGGCGTGTTGGACAGCCAGGGGAATCAGCTCTGTCCGAACCTCCTCGACCCCAGCTTCAACACATCCTATATCCAGTGCCATTCGCTCCCTGTTACGACCCGTGACAACGAAGCGGTCTATTTCCAGAAGGGGGCGTTCGCTGCGAACGACCAACTGGAAGTGACCCTTTCGACGCGGCAACAGATGACGACGGACGGCAGCGCGCTGCCGGTCTTGATTGATGGCTTTGCCCAGAAGGTCAACTTCATCTTCAACCACCCGAGGACGCCCCTGAATAAGGATCTCTGTCCCGCAGGCTGCTGAGCTTTCAATGCGAATACACCGAAAGAACGATTCTGAGAAATACTGCCCCGGATGCGAGACGGTCCTCGATCTTGGATCGTTCAACAGGAAGGGTATTGGAAAGAAAGGACAGCAACTGTTTTCCAGCTACTGCAAGTCTTGTCTGAGTGACAAGACAAGTGAATGGGTGAGGCCCAGTCGTGAACAGAATAGGCAGTATCGAAAGCAGTGGCTTAACACTTCGGAGACGGCTCGTAAATCCATGACAGAAGAACGGCAAAGAAGGCGAAAACGAGACCCTGATCGCACGAAACAGACAGATCTGAAGAGCGATCTCAAGAAGTATGACCTGACATTGCAGTCATTTATTGATATGAATGATTTGCAAGAAGGCGTCTGTGCCATTTGCAAAGAGCCTCCGGCAAAAGGTAGGCGCTTGTGCATTGATCATGACCATGCGATAGCTGATCACATCCACGTACGTGGTCTGCTTTGTAACATATGCAACGTACTTCTTGGGATGGCTAAGGATAACGTTGAGATACTCCGGGCCGCTATTGCCTACTTGCAGCCACCGATGCTTCTTTCCAAAGCGGCTTAGCCTGCGAGGTACGTAATGTCCAGCCAGCCTCTCGTCTACGATCTGGAAAACCAGGATGGCACCTACGAGCTCCAGCCGAAGTCGCTTTATGCCGGGGACTCGTATCAGGGCCAGCCGTCCGTCGCTGTTACCGAGGATGAGATCATCCTGGCCGGCGACTCGAACAACGTCATCCGGGTTGATCCGGACTTCGGTGTTCTGCTTTCCGGGAATCTGAGCCTGTCGGCGATGCCTCAACAGGTCTCCTTCGGGGGAGGCTACTACCGTCTCAACCCACTGCTTCTGACATGCCTCCCCTCCACCACCCCCACTCCCATTCCCACGCTGGTCAAGGACACTCCCAATCTCCTGACCGGCAGTGACACGCTGACTTCCTGCATGTCCTTTCTGACCAGCAATTCGGATGCCGCCTAATGGCCGTTGACTTTCGATGGATGTCTCGGGGCGGCGTGCTGCTCGACAGCACCGGCGATGTGTCGTTCACACAGTCGCCTTGGGAATGCCTGCGCAGCATGGCGAACTCACGCCTCAAGGCGGCCTTCGACGGCTGGAAGAGCTACCAGATCGGGGCGGACCTGGAGAACGTGATCGGATCGACAGTCGCGGCCGAGTTGGAAACCACGATTCAACGCCAAGTGGAGTCGTCCATGAGCCAGGATTTCCTGCCTATGGGTTCCTTTACGGTCAGCACATTGAAGGTGGGCAACCAAGCCTACCAGGTCTTCGTTTTCATCCAGAACCAGTTGGTGGCAAGCACCACGGTGAGCACTCCGGCGAGCACATAAACCGATGATCCAGACACCCAGTACCGCATCAACCTACCAGGCCAACATTCTGGCGTCTCTCCAGTTGACCGGCATCACCAACACGTCTCCGGGCGCCAAGGCGCGCGCCTTCACCGATGCCGTGGGCGACCAGATTGGCCAGTCGGAGGCCAACAGCTTCACATCGATCGCGCAGACGTTGCTGCCCTATGCCACCGGATCGAATCTGGATTTCATTGGCCAGATGTTCGGCATTCCCAGGTTGCAGGCATCCGATGTGAGCAGCTCGGCTCTGGACAACAACTTCGAGTTCTACGTTGCGCGCGGGACTTTCGGAACGATCAACAACGGCCAGGACATCACGATTCCCGCCGGCACTCAGATCTACACGGCACAGGGCCTCAGTGGGCAGGTAGTTTTGACCGCCAACCCGGTGACCTGCAAGGCTTCCCAGTCGAGCGCCCCGTTTGCAGTAACGAACCTCCAGGCGGCTTCCGCCGGCAACGCCGCGGCCGGCGTGTTCACGAACAGCAACTTCACCAACTATGCCGATTCCGCATACGGCTCACTCCTGGTGACCAACAACTATGGATTGATTGGGGGCCGCGATGCAGAATCCGACGACGACTATCGCTACCGCATCAACCTCTGGATCCAATCCAAAGGCGGCGCCGCCGAAGCGGACCTTCGTCTCGCGGTTCTTGTACTCCCTGGAATCCAGGATCTTGATTTTGTACGACAGGCTGGCACCTTCCTCTGCTACGTCTACGGCATCTCGCCGGTAGTTCCGCCGTCGCTCATCAATCTGGTTCAGGGCACGCTCGACAACCTCACTTCTTATCCGCTCTCGGGTACTGCGACTTCGCCAGCTTTGGTAGGCATCTCCTTCTCGACGACACTTACATTTGTCAGCAGTGCGAACTCGTCCGATCAGCAGAACGCGATCGCCAACGCAATGTCCGCTGCGCAGAGCTACATCAACAACCTGGCCATGGGCCAGGAGTTTGTCATCAATCAGCTGGCGGATCAGATTCAGAACGCCGACCCGAACATCCTGGACATCGGGTCTCCGGACCAGCCCATCAACGAGATCTTCATTTGGCGCAGCCGTGATGATGGCACGCGCTACTCACGCTACCTGGTGGCGGATTACACCCCGGCAACAGGCGAACGCATCGTGGTTGAAACCTCCATCTCGAATCCGATCGTTCTGACTTCCGCGTCGTAATCAGGAACCCTATGCCGGCCACACTTGTCTCGATCGCAGTTTCCGGACCACAGACGGCCCTGTCGATTTCAAGTCAGGAGCAGTTGACGGCCACCGCTACCTATAGCGATGGGTCGACGCTCAATGTGACAGCGCTTTGCACCTGGTCAACGAACACTGCATGCCTGTCGGTCACCAGCGGCGGCACGGTCGTCGCAGTCCGAGCGCCCAATCCTCAGACCAACGGTGGACGGCCGCAGTTCACCACGACGGTATCTGCCTCGCTGAACGGGATCACGGGCACGATGGCGATCTCGATTGTGGTGGGTACAACCGCGGCGGCCACACCTGTGCTGCCTTCTTACCGATCCCATCGGACTCAGGTTCTGCTGAACTATTTCGACATCACTGACCGGCGTGTCCGCGAAGAACCCTACACAATCGATGCGCAACTCTTGAACACGGCGGCCATCGCTCTTGACGACAGCCAGCAGCGCATTGCACGGGAGATCGCTTCGCGCACTCTGGCAACGTGTCCGACAGGAATCGACAACCGCGGTGTCTACTACATGGTGAAGCTGCCGAGTGACTTTCCCTTGGCGCCAGGGCAGACCCTCTTGAACCAGGTGATTGGAACCATCACCTCCGGTTCGACCTCGCAGAACATCGCCATTCAACCGTACGACGATAGGTTGCCGGTTCCGACCGGTTACATCGCAGATTCTTCGCAGGCGCAGGTTCCCATGACCTGATCCGGTCCTCTTCGACGTGACCGGCAGCGGCGACTCTGCGGTGAGCATCTGGAATCCCCAGAGTCTCGGTCCGTTTTCCTTGCCCATTCCGAACATCCTGACCTTCTGGGTCGAAGGCGTCCAAGGCAGCCAGATGTCGCTCAGCATCTTTGTGCAGGGCGAGGAATATCCCTTGCCCGTCTGGGCCGACCAGCAGGAAGGCGCCAGCGAGACGATTACCGCGTCGAACGAGGGCGTCTTCACCGGTATCAAAACCTGGCAGAACATCTCCAGCATCATCGTCCGCGGGCTTCCCGCCGGCGTCAGACTGCGCTGCTGGCAGATGCCGTTCAACCTTCCGGCAGTCCCAGACAGCACGCGGCCGTACACGCATCCCATCTTCCGGGACACGTTGTTCGACAGGTACTGGCTCATCTCGACAGGCGAGAACCTGCTCAAAGAGCTGTACATGATGGACAACTTCAGCACCCTCGAATACAGCCAGTCCTACGCCATGACCACGCCTCTGGGCGCGATCGCTGTAGAACCGAACACCTGGGGCATTCTGGGAGCGGCAGGAACGAGCCTCATTTACTGGGATAGGCGCGAGCCGCTTCCTGGCCAGCTCTCCGCGCCTGCGATGACGACCGAACCTCTGTATGGACTCAACGTCAAGTACGACATCTCCAAGCCAGGAGCGATTCGGTACGCGATCCTGCTGCCGGTGCCTTACGGCTCCGCATCAACGGCTTCCAACTGGCGCTACCTCGTCATGACTCCTGACGGCAACTTTCAAGTCCTGCTTCCGGATGGAATGCTCGTTGCGTATTCGGGAAGCGCAGGATGGCAATCCGGGACACTTTCCGACCCCTGCACCAGTTTCTCTGGCTCTGACCATGATCGGGACTTACGTCCTGATGCTGGAGTGCATGGGAAACGGCCAGACAGCTATTGCCGATGAAGTTCCCTATCCGAACCTTGCAACTCCAGTCATCAACACTTACGACCTTTCCAGCATCGTGCCTGCGATTCAAGGCATTGCCTACGACGTGATGGGAAGGCTTTGGTTATGGACTGGCAGCAACGCAGTTGCAATCAAGCCAAGATACGACGGATACATTCTTGATCCGAACAGTCTGGCCATCTATCTGACCGACACCTACGACAGCGTTTCCTTTGAGTAACCGATGAACATTTCCACGCAGATTCAGCGCGTAAACAGCTTGACCTATGCAGATGTGGCAGGCCTGAATGTTGGCCTCACTCGTATGCAGGGCGAGGACTCCGTTGCTTTCCTCGAACGCTGCTATCTGGCCACGACGTGCCGCCAGGACAGCACCTATGAAGGCGAACAGGATCAGGTCTGCTTGCAACTCGGTTTGACGCAGTGGGCAGGAATCTCAGTCAGCTCCACATCTCTCAGCATGACCATTACGGTGTGCATCGGGTTGGTTACGGTCGTTCTGAATGGTGTTACTTACACCATCCCTACGGTGACGATGGCTCCCGATGATTACTGGGTCTGGAGAAAGATCAGCGATGTCGTGAACGACCTGAATGCCATCACAGGTGTGACGGCGACTCTGCTCGGCCCGGATGGGCCGGCGCTTCAGATCGCCAAGCAGAGCAACCAGTTCACGGTGCCTAGCGAAGCCATCACCATGACCGATCAGATGCTGGCTCATGCAAATGTGATCGAGTCTTCGCTCACCTTCAGTGTGGCGCCGGGCAGTTACGTGTTCAATCCTCAAACCGGAGAGCTGATCATCTCAGGCACCTTGCCGGCCGGTTTGTCCGTGGCTTACCAGTACACCGCAATGCCCTACAACATAGTGTGCAGCGAGCTGGGCCTGTTTGGCCTGGTCGAACCTTCTCTGGCTACTGTGGGCGTTAGCTCTGACAACGTGCTTGCTTACCAACTCCGCGAAGTCGTGCAGGCCGTGATGAATGCGGATCCCTCCTACTGGGCACAATAATGATCGGTTTCTACCAAGACGCAACACTTCAAGACCCGGCTGTGGCGGCCACGCCAAAGCGGTTCCTGTTGCCACTCGCCGGCGGTGTCAAGCCAGGCACTCTTTATCTCGGCGACCCTTACACGGCTGACGGTCACTGCACCTGCTGCCATCGGCGCGGCCGTGGTCTCTCTGGATCAGACTTTCCAGTTTCCGGCATCGGGTTCCGCGGTTGTCTACGTCCCGGCAAACGGATCAACCGCTGCTTCCCAGATGGTCATCAGCTATACCGGGACAAGCAACAACAGCCTCACCGGGGTTACAGGTATCACCCAAACCATCGGCGACGAGTATCTGATCCGCCCGAACATCGTGTGGCGCTCGCGCGGCAATGTGGTGTTCTTCGGTTCCGGTTCCGATGTTCCTAACAACCTGCTGGTGGCGTTTGGGGTTCCCACAAATCCCTCAGCTTCGTGCCGATCGACGGCCTTCGGGGTTGCGGGTGGCGCGTACATCTCTGCGGCTCAATCGATCGCCGCCGGCGCCGAGAACATGATGCGCATCGACATCAGCGTGACAGTTCCGCCGGGTGTGCAGCAGGAGTTCACCAACTGGGGAGTGTCGACGAGTTCATTCTTCGCGTACCAGTCGGGGAACACCTCAGCCATTCCGACGACGGCTCTGGGTGTTGTTCCGATGGCTGCCGGCTATGTGATCCGCCGTGACCAGATGGTTCCTCTGGCAGCTCGTCTATTGCCATCCAACCGTCAGGTATCTGCCACAACTCCCGGCTTTGTGATTGGCCAGTACCGCTGGCGTGACGAGGACGAAATCAATGCCGCGGCGCTTGTGCCCATTGAATGGGATGCCGATGTGAACGCGATCGGGATCGACAAGTTCACCAGCGGAGTTGGCGACAACAACGATCTCCAGCCGTTGGAGTTTGTGGAAGGCACGGGTAACGACGCCAACTCCGTCTTCCTCCAGATCCAGGACGGTTCGTACTTTGCTGGGCCCGTGCGTTACTTCCTGCCAGGCACACCGGGTTTGGAGTTTCATCCCGGTACCGTGCTCACACACGTTCTGGCAAACCAGCCCAATCCCAACAAGCCGATCTTCGTGGGAACCTGGCAGCAGGATTCCGATGGTTTTTATTCAGTTGCCACCAGCTATCGCTACCAGGCATCCGCCTTTGTGAACGACGGCAGCCCGCAGTTCCAGTTGAACCAGGCGACAAAGACGATCACGATCAATCAGCCTCTGGCTCAGCAAACTCTGTTCCTCGGAGTTCTCGGCGGGACAGGAAACGACACGTTCAACCTGCCGGTGTACCCGATCTATTCCATTCAGAATATGTACATCGCGCTGGGCGGCGACCTGGGAACTGCGGCGCTCAACAGCTTCGACTTCGATTCCGACGATGGCACGGTCTCCGTCACCTCGACGCCGGGCGGCCTCTACACACAAGGGCAGCCCGTCTATGCGGTGTGCAATCCCGCGATTGCCCTCCAGTACGAGCTTGCGCCTCAGACCTATGCCACCTCGCACACCTACAGGCTCTCGACGGCGGGTCAGGGGCTTGTCCAGGCCCTGGCCAGCTTGAACCCGAGTCAGACCTACTCGTCCGGCATCTGGGTCGATGGTGCTCTCGCTTACAACCTGGGGGCTTCCTACAACGTCCTGGTCGTCGACCGGGCAACGATGGTGAACGAGTCCTTCACGACGTTCGAGATCATGGGAAGCCAGGCCGCTGAAGCCGAAGTGATGGCCAACTTCCTGAACAGTCTGGACTCGAGCAAGATCGTCATCATCGTGTCTTATGGTGATCCTCAATCCAATCGGCTGGTTCCTGATTTGCTTGCTGCCATTCGGAACTGCGGAGGAGGCCCGGTTTACGCATCCGCGGCATTCTGCGCGGAGTCTGCCTACATCCTCGTGGGTATTCCGGGGATTGGCTATGGAAATGGCTTGGAGTATTACAAGGGTTCGGGTGACAACGATCCGACAGCGTCTTTGTGTATCCCGCTGACCATCACTGCCGGCAATGTTCCGGGCATCAACACCCCTGCGATTCCTTCGGCAGCCAACACGACCACGAACACGCGGCAGCTTCCGGTTGACTTGAATCCGGCTTTCTCCGGCATCACCAGCGGGTTTGTCTACCTCCAGCACAGGCAGCTCGCTCCCGTCTCAATCTCTCTGGCCTGCGACAAGCCGCTGATTGCGATTCCCGCAACCCTTGAGTCGATCATCGATCTGGTTGCCTACGGTCCGGTCTACTTCAACGGAGACTATTCCCTCCTGAGTGCAACGGCTCATGGTCCTCTCAATGGAGAGGTCGTTCCCAACGTGACCATGAAGGTTGTGGTGGACACGGACACCTGGTCGGGTCTCATCAATTACCAAGATCCGACCGTGGAAGAAGTCACAGTCACCACCGGCGCGGACGGCGTTGTGAACATGATCTACACGCCCAAGGCAGATTGGGGTGTCTACGTTCCGACGACGGCCGCCGGCAGCGGCCTGGCGGGCATCAAAGAAACCTTCCAGGCGGGCGACACGGTTGTCCTTCCAGAAGCTCTGCCGATCTCACAGGTGTGGGATGGCGCCAACTGGCTCGTCACTCTCTACTCCGTGCTGGACAACAGCCCGATCTACGGGATGATCGGCGCCAACACCATTCAGGGCCAGGTTCCATGGACAACATCGGGAACACCCGGTGAAGCGAACTACAAGACCAATGGCCAGCTCGTGGCATGGATCGGTCCGAACACCGCACAAGTTACACTGGCTGCCGCCATCGGCGCATCGAGTATTTCTCTGAATCAGACAGGCAACTTTCCGGCATCCGGAACAGCCGTTGTCGACAACATGATCGTTGCCTACACCGGCAAGACCGCGACGGCCCTGACAGGTGTCACAGGCATCACGGCAGCCATTTCCGTCGGCGATCTGATTTACCCGCCCAGGACAGCACAAGGCCCGATCGTACCGATCGAGGCGTTGGATGTGAACGGGAACAACTACACCTCGTCTTTGTTCACCGGCGAGGTTGTGGCTCTGGTTTATGCCCAGCCGATCCCGTCTTCCACCACAACGGGCGCTTACTTCCTGACGTTCCTTCAGCGCGTCCAGATCAATCTTCAAGTCGTCGACTCGAATCTGTCTTCGAACACGGTCCTGCTGCAGATGGCCGATCCGCCTCTGATCATTGAGAATCCGTGGCTCGTTCTCAGCGACGCCATTCAGGGTTACCTGGCCCAGTACAGGCTCGGCCAGTCCAATGCAGGTTCGTCATCCGGCCCTACATCACTGCCTCCCGGCTAATCGTTGGTCCGCAATTTCCAATTTCCAATTTCCAAACGAGGTTTTTTCATGTCCACCTTCAATCAGGCACGCTATCGCTATATCGACTGGATTGCTGAGCGCATTCTCGAAGCCAGCGAACTGGACAGGCTCCAGCAGATCATGCAGGGTGTTGCTCCCGATGATGTCACGCGCTGGGCTTGGGATCTGGGTGCGATCTACAAGGAAGGCGCAACCTTCAATGTGACTCCCCACGGTCGCAGGAACAACCGTGACCCTGACGGCGACCAATTCCTCGCAGCCGATGCTGGTGTTCGTTCGCGGCCGTTGGGAGATTCTGCAGACCAGCGAAGCGACCCCGGTCACCTTGACGTCGGGACAGACGAACCTCTATCTGAACTGGCAGTTGGTCATCGTCAACAACACCGTTGATCCATCGCTGGTCGATTCCGCCACAGGAGAGCCCACGGCCGAGATGGGGCAGCTGGTGCTGCAGGTGGCAGCGGCGGACACGTCTACCACGACGTTGAACACCTCCCTTTACTTCCAGCAGAACTCGAACCCGATTGTGCTGTTCTCCTTTGCAGTGGCATCCGGGACAGGCATTCTCACGGTGGTGAGTTCTTCAGGCGTCAAGATTCAGGCATTGGCGTCTGGCGCGAAGGCCGGCATGGTCTCTTTGACCACCACGACATCGAGCGGCCAAGCTCTGTCGTCCGATGATCCGAGTGTGACCAACTCACGCAACCCGAATCCGCTGAGTGTGACGGACGCCGCTGTGCGCGTGCCAGTGCTTTCCGGAAGCAATACGCTGCCGATCGGCACAGGAGCGGGACAAGATCCTGGTGGCATCTCCACTGCCAAACTCGTTCACGTTCCAACCAGCCAGACCGGGGCTGCAGTCATCGAGGCGGTGCGCGCGCAGGCCAATGCCACTCAGGCGGCCTTTGCGGCCCACGCGCCGGCGCCTCTCGGCAACGGCGTTCATCAGATGCCCACTGCATCCCAAGTTGGGGCAGCTCCCGCCAGCCACGTCGGCCAGGTGCTTGGACTCTCCACTTCCCATCCCCCGGAGGTCGACGCTGATTCAGGCGGCTTTGAGGTTCTCCGCGATCCAGGAGCGGCGGCGGCTGCCATGGATCCCGGTTTCGGGATTCTCATGGCCAACGTCCTTCAGTCAGGGCTGCTGCACAACGGAGATGTCTATGGGCTTTTGAGCCAGGGCATTACCGCCTATCCCGGCGCAGTGGACGGCGACGGCGCCATGACCACGACTTCCCTGGGTCTTATGAGTGCAATCGCCAGCATTCTCGTGGGGCACGTCAACAAGGTCAGCCACAAGAACCCGCACGGAATCACGCTGCCTGATCTGGGTCTCACCATCTCATACGACTTCGTGGCGAACAACGGCTACATCAAGTTTGCCATGGGAACCAACGTGTTCATGATTCAGTGGGGCACGATGGCATCGGTGGGTAACAGCGCACCAGGTTCGACCTTTTCCTTCAGTCCGGCGTTTCCCAACAACTGTTTCGGGGTGTATGGAGTGGCAGTTTGCCTTCCAGGATTCGATTCTGGATTCTTTGTTCTCTCTGACACTCCCAGCACGTACGGCTTTACTGCCTACGTTGGCGGACCGCCTTCTGCCCGGACCGTCTACTGGATCGCAGTCGGTAACTAACTCGTTTGGAGAATGCAATGCCGCCAACTGGAATCCAGACTTTCTACTATGGCAAGAACCTGCCAGCCCGTGCCATCGCCATTGCGCAGGTGACGGCCGAGGACGTGAGTCCCGCCGACCTGATCGATATTGTGAACGCACCGTACCTGCCCGGTTCGCTGGGCATCTGGAAGGCCTCGGAAGGTCTTGCCACTTCTCCGAACTTCACGGCTCCTGACTACAACCAATCGGTGACGATCACAGGCGATGTTCTGTACATGGTCCAGAACCAGTTCTTTCAGATCACCAATCAGTTCGCCGCCGATGGAGTGACGCCGCTTTACTTCTACCACAACTTCGGGCAGTCGGTGTCTGGCGCGACGATCCTCAATCTGGACGGATCAGTGGTCACACCGGCCCCAACTGTGTTGTTCAGCGGCAATTGGATGTACCACGATGTTCCTTCTACGCTCGCCTTTCAGGTGCGTTATGTGGACAGTGCCGGCCGGGTTAAGATCAGCCTCCTGCATTACAACCAGGTGATGCCTCTGAGCACCAATGGAGACACTTCCAAGGGCTACGCTTTCACGGGTGGAATGATCGAGCTTGCCAGCGCGGTCGTCTCATACTCCATCCGCTTTCTGGTGCAGAACGGCTACCAGGCGCTGCCTCCTTACGAAGCGCCCTCCTATCTGCCCTGGTTCCCGCGCGTGCGATTCTCGCTGCAGCCTCCAGCCTTGGAATATCCCATCCAGAGTTTCCTGCCCACCCGGCCGTATCTGCTGGGCTATTGGATTCCAGGCACGGTCCTCGCGCCCAACCTGATCCAGTTCGACAGGCAAGGGATCTACAACGACCCCAACCATCTGCCCGACATCGTTGTATTCGACAGCAACCAGAAGATCAAGTACGCGATGGATGGCTCTGCAAATGGAGAGCCTGAAACGCACGGCACGCTCTATCCCTGGAAGCGGAATCAGATCTCCGATGTTGATCCTTTCACGGGCAGAGTGGCTGTTGTGCCCACGGTGCTCACCACCGACACCGTCTATGGGTTCTACTCCTACTTTGAGCCGGACGTCGTTTACACGGCGCTGGATGTCAATCCTGTCACCAACCCCAACATCAAGAACACGGTCATCTGTTTCTACTATCGCGCCAGCAGCAATCCCTTGCAGGAGATTTACCACCAGGTCTTCAACGATTCAGGCCCGATCGCGGGGATGACCAACGATCCCAACCCTCCGACCTGGAGCGGACAGACCCCGGCGAACGGGACCGTCTTTGCCGAGATGGTGGTGGGCGTCTCCTTCGGCATTGCGACCTTTGAAATGACCGATGTCCGCACCCGCGGCGGCGGGCTCGCCCCGGCCTATCAGACCATTCCCCAAGCGGACAACTTCTGGGATCTTGGCTACCTCGATGGGCGGCCTTACCCGGTCGGCGGGGCTTTGGTGGTCTATCTGCCAACGCGCATTCTGAACACAATGACCCGTGATGTGGTTGCCGGCATCGTCAATTCCGTTCTGCCCATGGGAACCATTGCCGCGATCCGCTACTACGATCCGGAAGGAAACGAGTCAGTCTAATGGCAAAACCCTTCTATCTCATCTGGCAGGAAGGAACAACCGTCCTTGAAGGCTACGACGGCGCCAACTGGATCGACGGTCAGTTGACCTTTCCTATTGTGTTCCCCGGCATCACGACCACGCCGCTGGCGCTTTCGCTGAGTTCTTCTGCCAGCGTCAATCTGACGTTCGAGACTCTGATCAACGTCGCCTTCTATCTGACAGGCAGCGATGCGCCTACGGTGCAAGGCGAGTGGCCTTACATCACCGATGCCTATGGCAACGCGACGGCATCGGTAACTGGCGGTGTTGAGATCAGCTTTGACAACGGCCTGACCTGGAACCGCTTCTCGAACACGGTCGGTCTGGAAAGCACTCCCTCCACATGGCTACCACGCCGCTGGCGCTTTCGCTGAGTTCTTCTGCCAGCGTCAATCTGACGTTCGAGACACTGATCAACGTCGCCTTCTATCTGACAGGCAGCGATGCGCCCACGGTGCAAGGCGAGTGGCCTTACATCACCGATGCCTATGGCAACGCGACGGCGTCGGTAACCGGCGGTGTTGAGATCAGCTTTGACAACGGCCTGACCTGGAACCGCTTCTCGAACACGGTCGGTCTGGAAAGCACTCCCTCCACATGGCTGCCGCTTCCTCAGGAAGCGGTTGGCTCTGTCGGCACGGCCGGCCAGATCGGGGCCTTCGACACAGCTCACATGCTGGTGCGATATGTCATTCCTCCATCGGTCTCTCTGACCAAGGTTCTCGACGTTCAACTGCAAGTCGATTGCGACGTGGTGTAAAGAATGCAACTCCTCGGGAACTATCAGTCCACACTCAGCTCGTCCTACTACCAGCAACTCGTGACGCTGTTGCAGCAGGCGATCCAGGCCGGCGACTTCGGTGGCGGTCAGGTGTTCGACCAGGCCGCCCTGGTGGCCCTTCAGAAGCAGGCGCAGAACTTCTCCACACTGCCGCAGCCTTCCGCTGGCCAGGTGGTGACGGATGAGTCGTTCAACAATCCCTTCACCTTGCTGGCTGCCCAGTTCACCGCACTGTTGAATGAGTCGAATGCCTTTGCGACGCAGATGGCTGCTCTGCTCTCAGTCCTCGGCAAGGACACGGCTCTTGTCGATCAGCTTCTGGCCGAAGCCGATCTTCAGACATGGGCCAGGCACAATTCCCGCGGTGACCGGCGCCACTCCTATCATGTGGGATTTCGGAGTGGGCTACTGTCCGATCGCTCCCCTGTCCTTGACAGGAATCTGGACCGACCCTGCCACGAGCGCGACCTACCCCAACAATCCGACGCTGGCTTCCAATCTGGCGACGGTGCTTCTTCCAGGGTTGACTGCTACCGCGTCAGGGTTGACTTGCCCACAGAACATTGCCACGGTGCCGGTCAATAACCTGACCTGGACGTACACCACGGGCAATGCGCAGGTCGAGGTTTTGAACCAGGGCAGTTGGACAAAGTTGACCCTGCTGGAACCTCAGCCTCTCATCAACTTCTCCTCGACACCGAGCGTCACCCCTGCGGCGAGTCCGTTTGTTGTGACTGGAACTTCAAACCTCGGTTCGCTTCCGGTTTACATCCAGACATCCTTTGTTGGACGGCAAAGGCACACCACAGCTTCGGCCACCAACGGAACGACGATCTCTCTGTCTCCCTACAGGGTGGACACCGATGAAGTCTTCGTCTTCGTCGGATATGGCACCACCAAGCAGCAGTTGCTTTCCTCGGCCACCGATTACACGGTGGATCAGTATGGCAACTTCACACCCATCACACTCGCTGCGGCCGCCACAACAGTCGACATCTTCTTTGAGGGAAGAGTTCCCGGCGTACCAGTGCTCGGTTGATCAGGTCAACTGGTCGCCTTTGCTCATGCTGGACCCGGCCCGGCCGTATCCAGACGGAGCCACCTCGTTCCCGCCGATTGCTTGGAGTATGGACAGCAAAGGGAACCTGGCCCTGCCCGTCACCGACGAGATCGGCACGCCGACAGGGATGTACATCGAGATCGGATCGGCAGTTCCGACGCAGGCTTACCTCTTGCAGGCGGTGGGCCAGGCTTCCCCAAACACGGTGGGAGCCACGGCGCTGCTTGAAATCGACTTCGCCCAGCTCAGCTATTTGACGGTTCTCAGAATGACGCCGTTCACAACTTTCCCCATGATTCTGACAAAAGTAGAGATTCAGGGGATAACAACCAATACTAGACAGACAGTGTGGAGTGGTTCGACACCGATCGACCAGCCAACTGCTCTCCACCTTGACCAGATAATGGGTATTAACCCGTTGGTTTCAAAGGTGTTCCTGACGTTTTACCAGCCGAACTACTCCCTGAAACAGCAAACGGTTACCCCTCCTGACGCCCTGCGCTTGAATGTCATGAGCCAGTTGCAGGCAGTTCTTCCGTTCAATGCCCGCAATGTGGTTCCTCCGCCGGCCGTCGTCTACACAGGTGCCCAGTATGAGTTTGGGGTGGCTGATGTTTCCGGAGAAGCCTGGACGGCCTCTTCAGGTGTGTTTGTTTCAGGTCCAAATAGGTTTGTGGGCATCCCTGAACTGATCCGGTTTGATGCGGTTTCCACGGATGGTATTTCCAACGCTACCTACACGGGCACCTACGTTCCTCCGAATCTCATCAACAAGATTCCCTCTGCTCAGAACTCGTCGGGGTCGTTGGCACACATGATGAGTGGCGAGTCCTTGGCTATGTCAGAGGACACCTCGGGCGGTCCAGTCGACTTCTACCTGTGCTTTCAGGCCTTCGACAATACAGGCACAGTGATCAAACAGAATCTGACTGGGTATCTGTTGCCTACAGGAGGCAGCGGCCAGTGCTTCTCTTTCACCTACCCGTTTATCAATGGATGGAGCATCGGCTCTGGTGCCCTTTCTCAAATCGATCACGTCGATTTCTACATCAAGATTGTCCATCGGAGCTCGTCGGCCGTCGCCCAGCATTACATGTTGCAAGTGACCGGCCAGTAAGAAGACTATGTTCAATTCCTCCTGCTCGACAGCAACGACAGCGTCATCGCGGACCGGCTTTCACGGCTGCAGGATTCCCTGCGCGAACTCACTCTCTCAACGCGCGAGGAGTACCAAGCCGCGGTGTATTCCATGGTCAATACGGTTCTGAATCTGGGTGACAACATGCAGACCTTGACGCAGATCCGGTCGAAGCCTGCCATTGTCGGTGACCTGTCTCAGAACCTGACCCTGCTGAACCAGGACTCCAATGACATCGCTGCCGAGATCCTGAGGATCGAGAACAGCGCCGGCGACCTCTACAACCTTGCGGCTGCTTCCCAGAACGCACTGCGCCAGCTGATCCGCCAGTCGATCTACATCTCGAACCAGCAGCAGTTCCTGGCGCCGTTCATTGACGATTCCGTTCTCCAGCCGGGTTACACGGCAACGCTTGATTACAACGCTGGTCTGGCAACACTTCCGCTGGGCACACAGACCCTGCTTTCGCCGACTTTCTCGATAGGCATCGGCAGCTCAGGGAGCGCCGTCAATGCCATCAGCAACCTGTCTTCAACAACGGTGGGTACTTCCTTCCAATGGTCTGGATCTTCCTTGGAGATGCTCCTGTCATTTCCCAGTCCGACGATCGTCAACAGGTTGCAGATCGCACTGGACACCTACACCGGCCTCGAGATCACCAACTTGACCAGCTCTCCCGATGGTCTGGTATTCAACGACGTGCTGGCAGACCTCGATGTGCCCATGATCATTCTGGATGCCACCTCGGGGAAATGCTCTGGCGATGTGATCATCGACTTTCCGCCCCGTCTGGTTCAACAGATGAGGGTGGTGATTGCCTGCCGCGCGGGCCAGACGAGCTTTGCTCTGCGCTCGTTCAATGCCTACAAACGGTCCTACCAATCGTCGGGTATGGTGACGAGCCAGCCGATCTATCTCTCCAGCACCTCGGCCGAATTCGCCGCCGAGCAGGTCACCACCAGCCCATACACTTCCATCACCCACCAGATCTCCACGGATGGTGTGAACTTCGTAAGCATCACACCTGGGGTCGTGGCTGTGTCACAACCCTTCTGGTATCGGGCGATCCTGAATCGCAGCGATAGCGCCTTCAGCAAACAGAGTTCGCCGCTGTTGCCGCTGCCATCGAGTGCGGCTGCAAATACGCCGTACACGATCAACAGCCAGACCACCACGACTTTGAACAACGGGATGGTCGAGCAGACAATCGTCTTGAGCAATGTCACGGGCCCTGTGGTCTTTCAGGACGCACCGCTCACCGGCAGTCTGAGCGCGCAGGTGGGATCGCTCTTCTTGAAGAACACTTCCGACTTCACGCTGACAGGCAACACTCTGACCTTCACAGCGACACAGCCCTTGGTGACCATCTCCTATCAGACGTCCGCACTGGGCGCATCGGCTCTTGCTTCGTTGCAGGGCTACTACTCCCCGCTTCTCTACGAAGCCAGTTTCCAGGCAGTCTAATCATGAGCACATCCCTTCCCACATTTCAATTCGGTGAAGTTGCTTCGGCATCGCAGTTGATGGCTGCGTTCAATGTTCTGTGGAATCAGGGAGAGAACATTCTGAATGCCCTGACCAACTATCGCAATCTGTCGTTGGTGGATTTCCAGCAGCAGGTCGAGGCCCTGAACAGCCGGCTGCAACGGGCCAATCGCATCAGCCCGCCCTACACGACCGTAAACTTCGTCACCACGGACTTTCTGGACATCGATCAGACTCAGACATCGGCCACGGTTCGTGCCGATGCGCAGGCCGTCACTCTCAAAGAGAGATCCACGACGACCAATGCCGTCATCCAGAACCAGACCTTTGCTACATCGGATGGAACGGCAGAAGCCATCTCGACTGACAATTCGCTCTATCGCGTCAACACGACGGACGGTTCAATTCCAACCGGCACATTCACGGTGCAGTTGGCTCAGTCCTTGAACATGACGGTGCTGACCTTTGACCTGGCTGCCATGCCGCCGACCCCGGTTTTCAAGGTCTCAGCATCACCTGACGGAACCACATTCACGCAAGCCGTACAGGTGAGCATGAACGGGTATCGCCTGACGGCTTGGTTCGCGCCGATGGAGATGCTTTACATCACCTTGGCGATTACGCCGGCGGCCCCCGACACTCTGGGAGGTTCGTCATACACCTTCGGCCTTACGGACTTCGCCGGGACTGAGACAGAATTCGAGATGGTGTCCGAGATGGTGACGAAACCCATCTTCTTCACTCCCGCCAGCGCCAGCCTGAAACTGGTCGCACCTGCGACTCCAGGCATTCTTTACTTCCTCAGCTTCAATGGCGGCCTCTGGCAGGAGTATGCGGCTGGCAGTGTGGTTCCTGTTCCCAACACAGGCACAGTTTCGGCTACTGGTGTCACCGTGTCGGCCATGTCGGGCGCGCCGGAATATGGCGGTTACAGCATCAATATGCCAAGCGGCACTCGTGAGTTTGAAACGATCTTCTTGAACTCGATCCAAGTCACTGACCTGACAACTGGGCTTCCGCTTAGAGTGGCACCGGGGCTGAACCCTGCATTTGCCAACCCCCTTGGGGTGAACGGTGGAAGGTATGGACCTATTCCTGGGATGACTCATGACTATGTGGCGCAGGGTGGGTATGGGGGCGGTCTGATGCTGATCCCCGGCAACCCAACCAACACCTTCTCAGGGAAGACCTACAGTGTCTCCTACTCAGGGGTCACCGCAAACTGGATTCCCATCACTTGGTCCGTGCAACTCAAAGTTCAACTGTCCACTTCAGATCGAACCGTGACGCCCACTTTCACCGGCGCGTCGCTGCAGGAGATGTAATGGCCACTCTTCCACTGACCTCTCTGGCGTTGGTTTCCACACAGAGAACCGTGCCCTTGAACGGTTCCCCAACGTCGCAGGACTACAACGATGACCAGAACGACGGGCTGATCGATCTCACCTCGATCGTCTCGTTCATCAATGGGACACTCATTCCACTGCTGCAGGTGCTGCCTAGTCTGGCCGCGACCGCGGGCCTCGAAGGCCGCGCAATCAACACGGACTCCACCAACCTGACGGCGCTGTGCTTCAATGCTCTGACTTCGACACCTCTGACGGTCGCCCAGTCTCTCAACTACTTGCAGAACCTGCAGACGAACTTGCAGGGCCAGATGACCAGCCTGAGCACACAGGTGGCGGTTCTCTCCTCGCAGTTGTCAGCCACCAACCAGAACGACATTTCACTGGCATTGCAGAACTTCCAGTCGGTGCTGAACACGACGACTGCGACTCTCAATGCCCTTCAGACTGCTGTCAACAACAACGCGGCCACAACGGCGCAGGTGGTGACGCCCTCGATTGCGGCATCGAGCCATACGAATGTCGTTGTGGGCTGGGCCAGTTCCTTCACCGGCAACAACTACACCGTCACCCTTTCGGTGGAAGACTCGACCGGCTTCCTGCAGATCGACTCCTGGTTCTATAACGCTGGAGGGGCAGGCGTGACCGTCAAGGTGAGCAACACCGACTCCGCCGCGGCCCACACCGGCACCATTCATGCCATCGCCATTCCTGCCTAACTGTTAGTAGGTACGCACAACTGCTGACTTCCGAGGGACTCCGTGCGCCAGCTTAAATCCATCCTTGCATTCCTGTTCGTTCTCCTGCCTGTTCTGGCCTACGGCCAGGTCACGCAGCTTTCCGGGCCTGTAAAGAACAATGCCAATGCGGCCGTGCCGAATGCCACGGTGACGTTCGTCCTGACGAACTGCGGGTCATCTGCACCGACGAATCCAGTTGATGTGGCGATCACCACCTCCGGCGGGTTACATCAATGCGGAGATCCCCAGGAACCACAGCTTCAAGTGCATCGGAACAGACTACTACCAGGTCACACTGACGGATGCCTCCGGCAATCTGATCTGGACGCGGCCGTACATGTTCACGACCCAGGCTGGGCAACCTGAACAGTCCTCTGACAACGCTTCCTCCGGCGGTCCCTGGTTTGAGTTCAGGAAATGGCGCGATTCTGGATGCAAAGCAGATCGGCGGTGTCTACCAGGTCGATCAGTTCTCTGGTTCGGACATCGGAGTCAAGATTGCCAATTGCCTGAGTGGGTTGAATCAGACCTACGGCGGCACCTGCGATGCACGGAACTTTGTGGGAACGCTGTCGATGGCGTCGAACCTGACGATCTCGACGACCAACGCCGTGATCTATCTGCCTTGCGCCACGATCTCGACGGCCAGTCAGATCATTGTGCCGGCGGCCGTGCGCAATGTGGTTCTGCATGGCTGTTCTCTGCGAGGTATTAGCACCGCGAGTGGAAGCCAGGGAGGCACCGTTCTTCTGTACTCCGGCCCGAGCAATGCTGTTCAGGTCGGGGATACCACGTATGCCCAGAACACAATGGGCTTCAAGATGGACAACGTGGCCATCAACACCACAGGATCGACCAGTGCGGCGACCGGCTTCTATGCCTATCGCGCGCAGGAACTCCGTCTGGAGAGCAGCTACTTCCTTGGCAATCAGAACCAGACTGGCATGACCATTGACGGCACCGGCAATTATGCCGGTGGCACCTTCGAGGATCTGGAGTTCACTGGCTTCGGACAGGCGATCAATGGCACGGGCCATTTGATCTCGAATGCAGCCACGACGGACTGGATGAACGCCAGCACCTTCATCAGAGTTCACATCGATTGCCCGGAGAGTAATGGCAATCCGATCACAGGAATCTATGGGATCAACCTGCAGGCAGGCGATGGGAATACCTTCATCGGCGGCGATGTCGAGGGTTGCGGGACCATGTTCCATCTCGGCTCGCACGCACAGAACAACACGATCCTGGGCCTGCGCAATGAGGTCTCCGCCATTCAGTATCAGGCGGATTCGGGTTCGCAGTTCAATTCCGTGATCACAGGCGGCACCTTCTTTACCGGCGATCTGATCGACAACGGCAGCCGCAACAACTTCGAGGATGCATTCCACCGCGCCTCCAATGGCATGAAGGGCGACTGGTACGCCAGCCAGCAAGATGTGACCATCGAAGATCACCAACGGCTCGGCATCGGTGTGGGTAATGAGCGCGGCCGATTGACTGAAGTCCAAACCGATTATGGATACCGTTGGATCTACGGTCTCGGTGATGGCACGTCGGGCATGCAGATGTATTACGTTCAGGACCTGCTCAACAGTGTGTACAGGCTCTCGATCGGACAATATCTCAGCGCGAACGGGAACTCCGTTGTGGGTGTGTCCCTGAACAACGGCGGGACCTACACGTCTTCGACACCGCCGACGATCACATTCTCGGGTGGAGGCGGGACAGGCGCCGCCGGCACCGCTGTCATGTATGGAAGCGGCACCAGTTGGTACGTGCTTTCAGTTACCATGACCAACAACGGGTCCGGGTACACCAGCGCGCCTACGGTCACATTTACTGGACCCAACCAGACCAAGGCGCCGAATGCCGTGGCCGAGATCACCCTGTCTGGAAGTACCAACAACCAGACCGTGCTCAATGCTGCTGGCACCGGCGCGATTGTGCTCAATGGTTCCAACAACTCCGGTACTGGCGGCGTCATCTTCGGCTCTGGCGGCCCAAGCGAAACCACTGTTGGCTTGATCGATGGCCATGGCAACGCCACCTTCCAAGGCACTCTGACTGTGGCAGGCGAGACTGTCTTTCAGACCTCTGCTGAGGTGCGAAATGGTGTTGATGCTGAGTCGGACTTCTCGTTGTGGTCTGGCCTGACGACTGCTCAGAAGGAATCTCTCACCTACAAGGACTGGAATGGCAGCAGCCAGTGGTACATGGAGAAGGACCAGTACAACAACTGGGTGTTGAACTCCGCCGTTGACAACCTTGATCACTTCAAGGCCTACCAGAATGGAGATGACTACATCGACGCGGCCAGCGGCGCAACGGTGCGTGTCAATTACGAGAGCGGTTCTGGTTCCGGTTTTGCTGTCTACGGCGGCAACAGCTCGACTTTGTATTTCAGCCTCACAGCAGCGAATTCTGTCAAGATTCCTGGGCTTGCCGCGAGCAGCGGGCACAACTGTTTGCAGATCGACAACTCGGGCTGGGTCACCAACACCGGCTCAGCTTGCGGATCTGGATCGACGGGCGGAACAGTCACCAGCGTCGGGCTGACAGAGACCGACAGTTCGAGCTATTTCACCATCACGAGCAGCCCTGTCACTTCCTCCGGGAACCTCGGCATCAAGCTGACAAGCGTGACCGGCACTGGCAACCAACTGGTGACTTCGGCCAGTCCGGTCATCAATGATCTGGCCATGACAGGCTACGCCGAGATCGGCGGCGCGCCGTATGCATCATCTCCTGAGTTCCTCATTGCAGATACAAGTGCTGTTGTGCCGATGTTCATCATGCCGACTTACTTTGGCATCGTGGCTCCGAACTCTGGAGCTTACGATCTCATGGAGTTCTGGCAGAACGGCACGATTGTCTTCGAGATGGGGATGGCCGGTGACATCACGAGAGGCAGCTGGTCGGGATCGCCGATCCAGAACGTGTACCTGGCCAATTCCACGATCGTCATCAACGGAACGACCTGCACACTGGGATCTCCCTGCACGGTGAGCACCAGCACTTTCTCTGGCACTTCTCTGCCCAGCACGGTGACCGGGTCCTACCTCACCAGTGTCGGAACGATCACTACAGGCGTGTGGCAAGGAACTCCGATTGCGAACGCGTATCTGGCCAATTCCTCGACCACGGTCAACGGCCAGCCATGTGCTCTCGGCGGCGCCTGCACGATCACAGCTTCTCTTTCTGGCACGAGCCTTCCCAGTTCGGTCGTGACCTCTTATCTGACGGCAGTGGGGACGATCACCACCGGCGTCTGGCAGGGCACGCCTGTTGCGAATGCCTATCTGGCCAACTCATCGGTGACGGTGGCCAGCCAGAGCTGCGTGCTTGGATCATCCTGCGCAATCGCCGCGGCGAACCTGAGCAACGGCACGAGCGGCACCGGAGCAGTCGCGCTGGTGAACGCACCGACCTTCACGGGCAACGTCACGACACACGCGAACAATGCTGCCAGCCAGGACTACGTGATCATCCAGCCAGGCACAGGCGGCACCGACTACATCGGTGCTCTGGAGTTCGCCAACTACGCGGGCACCAGCCAATGGGAGATCCGCAAGGACGCGAGCAACACCTTCCGGATCCGGGACACCGTCAACTCTGTGGATCGGTTCATTCAATATGCCGGCAGCCAGACACAAATCAACTCCGGTGGAACTTCTTCGGTGGCCATCAACGGCGCTAGCTCTTCTGGCTCCGGGGGCTTTGTGGTCTATGAAGGTGGGTTGAACTACACGACCCTCGCCTTCGCGGTGACCAGCTCGGGCAATGCCAATGTGGCCGGAGTCATCACGGCGGCGGGTGTCAAGGATACAGCGATTCTCTCCGCATACCTGCTCGGGACCGACAGCAGCGGTGACCTGCTGGCGGAAACCATGTCGGGAGACGCAACCCTCGGATCGGGAGGCGCCCTGACGCTGGCATCGGTGAACAGCGGCAGTGCGGGGAGCTTTGGCTCTTCGACTGCGATTCCCACCTTCACCGTCAATGCCAAGGGGCTCATCACCGCAGCCGGAACAACCGCGGTGGTTGCGCCAGCCGGTACCCTGACGGGGACGGTCCTGGTCTCGACTGTGGTGACTTCCTCGCTGACCTCTGTCGGCACGATCGGTACGGGTATTTGGCAAGGTACCGCCGTCGGAGTGGCCTACGGCGGCGTGAACAACACCGTGGCGCCGGCGGCCGGCCAGATTCTCATTGCACAATCTGCGACGGCCTACGCCCCTGAGACGGTATCGGGTGACTGTACCCTGGCGATTACCGGCGCGTTTACTTGCACCAAGAGCAACGGCACTGCATTTGGCACGGGCGCCTTTGCAATCATCGCCAACTACGCTACGTTGGCTTCGCCGACATTCACCGGAACACCCTCCGCACCAACGCAGACTACCGGCGACAACACAACTGCCCTGGCAACGGATGTCTTTGTGAATGCATCCATCACAGCCGGCGGCTTCCTGACCACTTCTTCGGCTTCCAGCACGTACGCGCCGAAGGCCTCGCCAACTTTTAGTGGTACGGTTACGGTGCCAACAGAGACCATTGTCTCCAGCGGCAACATGCATTTGGACGCGGCAACCGGGGCTTACTACGTTTGCATCAACTGCGACAACAATACCGGCACCAGCGGTTTCGTTGTCCAGAACGGCACAGGCAGCAGTCCCACAACTGAGTTCCAGGTCACCGGATCTGGCAACACGACGGCCACAGGCTACCTCTCTTCGAAGGGATGGTTCGGCAACTACACGGCCAGTTATACCGCCGGAGCGGCGGCAGGCACCAGCCCTACCATTGCCTGCGCCACTACACATACCTGCACCAACATCCAGGGCACCTACAGCATCAAGACGGGCACCAGTCCCACGACCGGTACTCTCGTGACGATCAACCTCAATCACACGCAGAACAATATCCTCGACTGCTCGAGCGATCTCTGGCTCCCTGGCACTGGCCACATCCTTACCTACGAGCTCACCAACTCCACCACCAGCACCATTGTGGTGACCTTGGATGCGGCCCTGACCGCGTCGACCACCTATTACTTCACCTACGTCTGCGGCAGCTACTAAACGGCTGGCTATACTAGACAGCTTTTGGAGGCAGCGTGCCTGTGGCAACGAAGACGCGGAAGCTGGTTTCCTATTCGGTCCGGCGGAAGCACAACCGGAAGCGGCCGGCCTCGAAGCTTGAGAAGGCAGTCTATGCCTTGCTCAAGGCCGAGAAGATTCTCTTCACAAAGGAGAAGCAGATCGGCCGTTGTCATGTGGACGTCTTCATCGAGCCGTGCGCGGTCGTGGAGATTCAGGGCTGCTACTGGCACAAGCACTCCTGCCACCGACCCAAGGCCGGCTGGACAGTTGAGGATCTGGCCGTTCAAGCCAGGGACAGTGATCGCTTCGCCTACCTCAAAGCTCAGGGCTATCAGGTTGTCGTGATCTGGGAGTGCGAGATCGAGCGAGATCAGGAATGGATTCGATCGCTGCTGCGTAATCTCAAACCCTAAGACACCACTGGAGACATCATGATTGGCCCGCTCGCAGGACTTGCCGATGACGTATTCGGGCTGGCTGCCCGGTACAGCGGCGGCTTGTTCGGCAAGAAAGTTCCTGAGTACGAAGGGCGTAACGGCGGGACATTTGGGAGCCCCGAGTTCTTCCAGGATGCCCAGGCCGGGGATTACCGGGCGCTGGCTCGGCTTGAGAAAGAAGGATACGGTCCTGCCTGGAACCGGCCGTTCCTCCGCGGGACAGTTGAAAAAGAGATCACGCGCAACATGGCGCGCGGCAAGACCTGGATGCCTAAGGGCGTCATGACCGGCAGCCGCATGTACGGTTACGGGAAGTTTGCTGACAACCTTTGGGGCAAGCAAGCCAAGATGGGCTTGACGTTTGGCGTTCCCCTCACCGTTCTCGGTGTGGCCACTGCTCCAAAAGGAGAGATGATCAAGCGCGGAGCTGAAGGCATTGGCATGCTTACAGGCCAGGCCATGGGTGGCGCCGTGGGTGGTCTTCTCTTTGGTATGCCGGGTGAAATCGCAGGACAGATCATCGGTGGCACGGTAGGAGAAAAGATCGGTTCCACGCTGAAGCCTATCGAGGATCTCGGCCACCAGGCATACCACTTGAACTTCGGCGGCGAATACCATGACACCGAAATCGCCTGGACGATGAGGCAGCGTGCCGTTCAAGAGATGGGATCGAGCGCCCTCAACGCACGGCAATACCTGGGCAAGGAAGCTGCCCTGATGCATCAGTAGAACAGGAGAAAGATATGTCAACGACACCGTACTCACAGCCCAACTGAGTTCCATGATGGATGCATTGACGTCGAGGGTGACCACTCTCGATGGGATTGGACTGCCCGCCGGCACACAGGGACAGGTGCCGGTCCTGACAGCTCGGGCCAATGGCACCGACACCAAGATCCGTCAGGTCGTGACCAACCTGGAGAGCCAGCTCGCTTCGCTCAAGAGCGGCATTGCGACATTCACGACATCCGTCCGGCAGCTTCTCGGCCTGTCCGTGACATCTTAGTTGTACGGCTGAAACCGTGTCCTTTCCAACCGGGTTATGAAACAGCTTCTAGGGTGTTCCCCTTATGGTTTGACCTGATTTCCACATGCTAGAGTAGTTTGGATTAAAATCCGTAACACTCTGAGGTTACTTTGGTTCGTATCGTGGCTCACCTGAAGACTGAACTTCAGGAAGTTGAAGCGCAGCTATTGGCGCTTTATGAGAAGCGCGATGGCCTGCGGCAAGTTCTTGGCGCGACAATTGAGAGCACGTCGAACAATTCCCATGCAGGACCTCGGCTTTGTTTCACCAACCCTCTATCGGTGGCGCGCTGCCCGCGAGGGCATGCCAGCTGCGGGATATGTGAAAGGTCCGTGACCTGCGAACACAGACTGCGAGCATAACAAAGATGCCTGGGCCAACGCCCAGGCATCTTTGTCTGTATCGACTCATCATAGATGTCAATTACTTTCCTCTATTGGCCAGGATGCTAGCCGCCGTTGCAGTGCCAGCGAGAACGGCTACATCGGCACCGCCACGTTGGGTGGGAAGGGAACCGACCTCGTGGAACCAGGACGAGTCCTGAAGAGCGGCCGCGGCGACGGTCCAATGCTGGGTCTTCACAGCCTCCAGGGTGTTCACGAACTTGGACAAGCCATGCTCGCCCATGTTGAAGACCAGATCGACAAGCACGAGCTGCTTGTCGGCGGGCAGGTCATCGAAATTGGGAACAAGGTTCTTGGCTCCCGTGACGGCCATGGCGGCCGTGGTGTCGAGCAGCTCGTCCACTTGGTTGGCGGTGATGATGACTCTGCCGGCCTTGATCCCCGCGTAGTCAAGATGGAGGCCGGTCACAATGGCCTGAGCGCCAGGCGCTTCCAGATCGAAGCCAACGCCGATGTGAGCTTTGCCCACCAGGACCGTTGTTGGAGTGATGGGCTTGCCGGTCTTGTCGTCGTAGGCGGCGAAGCGTGTTGATTCCCAGCGCGTGATCCATTTCTTGATGAGAGCGAGGTTCATGAGTCTCCAGTCCGGTTAGGCAGCGAGTGGAAGTTCGATCAGCGCAGGCATGGTGAGAACCTTGGCCGGTGTTCTGGCGAAGTCCTTCGTCTTGAGCTTGACGATGAGCCGGTGGCCCTTCTTGTCGAAGAGGGTCTCGATCGGACGGCCGACCATTCCCTCGGCCTGAGCCAGGCCGCCGTTGAGGGAGGAGCGGAAGCCGGCGCGGACTTTGTCCGTGGCGTCTTCGAGGGTCATCTCACCCAGATAGGGAACTGCATCCAGGCCGAGCTTGCTGGCCACGTCGCGCATATTCTCGTCGCTAAGCCACCAGCCACCCATGCGCGTGTGTTCGATGTCGGTGTCGATCACAAACACGTCGAAGACGATGAGCTTCTTGGTCGGCCCGTAGAGGCCGCCACGCTGGATGCCGGCGCCGTACCCTTCGCCGTAAATGACGACGTCGCCGCCGTCGGGGAAACAGGCTGCCAGCTTCTCAGGGGTGATGTTCTCGTAGAGCCACTTCACCAGGTCGGCCGGGATCGACGCATTGTCGGTCTTGCCGCCGAAGCTCAGCTTGCCGCCCTGCCAGATCACGCGGATGTTGGTGCCGTCAACCTTCTCAGTCCAGCGCCAGGTCTTGAGGGTGTCGTAGACGCGATTTCTCAGGACCAAATCCGGTCCGATTTTGAAGTGCTCGTCACGTTCGTAGAGGGTTTCAATCTTGTGGTATTCGCTCATGCAACAAGCTTGCGAGAGCAGAAATATGTACCAAAGGCTCAGGAGTCTTAGTAAAGCTTTCGGTCGATTTCTTGAATAACGGAAGCCTTATTGAAGAAATCCTTCATACGAAACTAGGTGATTTCCTGTATTCAGTGAAGGCGCTTCAGCGTACAGACTGAACACATCACAGAGGCTGCAATTGGAGACAAACAACTCAACTCGTCGCCGCTGTAGAACTGGCGGTAGGGCCACAGCCCAAGCCTCAGAGTCCGATTTTGCTACAGGAGCGTCAGAACCATGGTCGACTTTCCTCATTCTCTTGAATCATTCGAGCCGTTCCTCGATAGTGAACAAGCTGCGGCTCTGGTCAAAATACACCCGAAGACCCTGCAACGCTTGGCGCGAATCGGTCGCGTCCACGGGTATCGCATTGGCAAGCTCTGGCGCTTCAGGGCCTCTGATCTCTCCAACTGGGTGGACGAGGCCGTACAGATGACTGGCTCTAGCGCCACGCCGGTGTCCACCATTCCCAACTACTCGTGCCCGTAGCCGA